TTTTAGGCTTATGAGTATAAATGTCTCCATCTCGGTGCATAAATATTTTTCCTTTCTTTTGTAAATTAGATAGTGCTGCTTTAATTTCAGATTCTTCTCCAAACTGTTTTAGGTTCTTCATACCCAATGCACCGCCTTCTTTCTTAATTTCAGCAAGTATTTTTGCTTCAATGTCCATTTTTAATATATCTTCCCAATTCATGCACCTTTCCTCCTTTTATAAGTTTTACAAGCACCACAAGTCGGCCTACATCTTTGTTTAGTTCCTTTAGAAGCATCTTTACGACCACAAGGTTTTGTTCCTTTCTTATCATCTTCACATGATTGGCAAGAAACCCAACCTTTCTGTCCATCTCCGCCTCTTCTTGAAAACCAACCGTGTAATCCCGATTCTTTTTCTCTTTTGAAATTATCTCCGCCTTTCTTTAGTTTTCCTTGACGGCAACGAGTCATATATCCCGATTTATACGCAGAACCTTTTAATCCATATGAATCATCAGCATTTAAAGCGCATTGGTCTTTTTTCTCACCTTTACTATTATGAGTAGCAGTAGCCTTACCTGCTTTTTTCTTTTTCAATACTTCAAACCATATTTCTGTCATTACTTGTCACCTCGGCTTTGGTCTTCAACATCATATCGAACATTACTTGAACGAAGCATTTCTTCTTGTATATTTTGATAGAATTTATTTCTTCTTTTAGGTTTGGCTAATCCTGTTTCCAAATAAAACCTTATCGCTCTTTTGTTATCTCTTCCTAAGTTAGAATATCTCACAAATTTCTCAGGATTCTTGAATGGTATTTTATCTTGCATAATAGAAGTTCCTAGTTTAATCCATATCATATCCGCCCTAGACCTTGCTTTTAGAACAGCATCGGAATTTCTTAACATATCAAACCACTTCTTAACTGCCCAATTTCCTTTATATCTTGATTCAAATTCTTCTTGAACATTTTCAGGAACTAAGTTTATCACTTTGTTATTTTCATCCACATCTTTTTGAACTGTGAATCCTTTTCCTCTATATCTGTCTATCCAAGTTTCTATATTACCTTTAGGTCTGAATCCCATAACTTTTGGTTTGTTTGGTAATCTAGCATCTCTAGCAGCATATAAGGCATCTGCATTTCCACTAGGTATTTTTTTCTTTTGTACAGACTTAAGGCCACCTAAAACAAGATATGTATCGTACTCCTTCCAACCAATTGTTGCAATTACTTTATTGTTACTATCGACACGAATTAACCATTTATCTAATTCATACCAAGACGGAATATTCCTAACATACTCTTCTTCGGGGTTATCGCTGTTCCATTGGTTCTGCATACCTTGATACGAAAATACTTGTTCTAAAACCCTCGGACCTTGCTTCTTCATAAAATCACCTAAAGTTCGCCTTTAAGATATATACATGTTCTGCATCAATTCCGTATTCTCTAGCAATACCTTCAAAAGAATCAACTGCTTTAACAATACTAACAATTTCATTTGCATTCATGTCAATGTTATATTCGTTTTCCATCTTACTGATAATACTGTCCATGTCTTCAAAATTATTTTCATTCTTCATTGAGTGATATACTGGTTGTGATTTAAGTATTCGTAATGTATCGTGGGCTTCAAGTAATTTTCTTTGCACTACACTCTTAGCAACTCTATCTAATAATTGCAACAATTGCTGAATTTTATCATCTTTGAAGTTATCTCCTGATTCTCCACCACTTGTTCTATATGTTAAATTTGTTCCTCTACTTCTAATTGCTTCAACTAATGCTTGAACTGCATATATGTCCTGCGGTTCATCCGTATCTCTCTCATTGTAAATATCTAAAACTGTTTTGTTGGAATCTTTAGGAAATTTATGCTCTCCATCATCTATTGCTTGGGCTTTTTCTTCATCATTGAGCAATCGGTATATTGAACCTAATATAGAGGCAACATCGTCATTTATAGAATTTTCTACTTGCTCATCATCAAAAATGTTATCGAGAGCATCAGCAAATTTTTTGGAAACTTCATACAACTTTTTATATTCCCTAATATTATCTGCACCAGCCAATTCTTTAAGATATGCTATTAAATCATCAAAATCGTCTTCCGTCATAAAAGCAGTATCTCTCGAAAGAAGCCTTTCATTTACTATCGAAACAGCCCTATACTTTTCACCTATTGGTCTTGTTGCTGCAATCAAACGCAAAGTAAAATCACCCTCGAATGGTAATTTTATTCCAGCCCGATACTTTGAAAATTGTGGACCTAAGAAACAATCTGCTATGATTTTACAAATATTATTAACTTGCGTTGTAATATCTTCATTTAGATTCTTTGCTTCTTTCATATTGTATCGTTGTGTCCCTCTTGAGCCAGCAACGAAGTTTTTATAGTTAAACCACGGAAATGTTCTTCCGCCGCTTCTTGGAAAAGTACCTTCTCCACCTTTTCCACTACCAAGACCTAACATATCTAAATTAATTTGATTAGTTAATATCGCCCTATCTCTTTGTAGGAAATTTAAGAAAAGGTCCATGAACTTTTTTATATTTGATTCTATTTCAGCCGCTTTATTCCTAAGTTCCCTATACTCAACAGTTAATGCTTCGTCATTAGCCATAAATATAGGCAAGAATAACTCATCACCTGTATCTCTAACATTATCCAACTTATCTAAGAAATTGTCAAATAAGGCATTTGCATCTTCCACATCTAAATTAGGATATTCGTTTTCTTCTGTCAAATCCTCATAGTATTTTCTGAGTTGTTCAGTTAAACCAACAAGATTAGTATTTACTAAACCAATCTCATTCAGTTCCTTTCTAAAGTATATGATACCTAACGGGTCGAGAGGAAGTTCTTCATTAATTAATTTCCTTGCATCTACAATTTCAGTCGGTAAAGTATCAGTTGCAGTATCTTCACTAATATCTACTTGTCTTGTTTGTTGACCTTCATCTAAGAAAATCTCTTCTGTTATCTGCCTAACATTATCTATATCATTTACTTCCATTATGCCGCCAAGTAAATTAAGGAAAGCAGAAAAAGCATCATGCGCTGCAACATCAAGTTGTTTGACACTTATGCTTTTTCTATCATATTCAACAATATAGTTGATGCTATCTATATCAAATGCCAGTAAATCAGCAGTTTCTTTCCTTTTATCCTTAGAATCCGCCATAGATTTCTTAAATTTATTAAATTCGGTGCGTAATTTATCGAATTTTTTGCTTACAGACTTCCAATAGTTGTATGCGTTATTCCTATTTTCGTAATTTTTCATGCTTTTTGCATTAAAAACACTGCTAATTTCGAAGTCTATATCACCAATAACTGCCAATTTGCCCTTTATTTTGCCCCTTTTTGTTAGTTGAACTTGCTCTTTAAGCCTCTTGAATAGCCTTTCCATGTTCTTTTTTAGGTATTTTTGCCCTCCAACGACATTTTCTGTGGCTAAAACACCTGCTCCTTTAGTAAGTAATCTATCAAATTTCTTCTCATATTCATTAATATCGTCAGAAGTCACTGCAAAAGAACCTCTTTTTGTCTTTTTTTGGGAAATAGTCACATCTCTTTCTTCAAAATCTTCATCTGTGAGGTCTTCTAACTGTATTTTTTGACCGTTATAGAAAATATGAGTCATACCCCGTATAAGAGGCCTAAAACGCTCATTTACTTGAGCATCAAGGCCACTTGCTTTACCTTTTATCCCTTTATTATCGTAAAATTCCTTAATTTCTTTAATTAAACCTAGAATATCTCTTGTTTTTGCCGCAGTTTTTAGTTTTCTAACAAAACGGCCCCTTGCTTTCTTTGGATTTTGGGCTGTTTTAGCACTTTTCCAATTACTTTGATTGATTTCTTCCATCAAAACCTGCTCAAAGTCAGGTAAATATGTATTTAATAGGGGATAACTCATTCTTGTTCCTCCTTTACGAATATTCCTGCTTTAATCAACTTATTATAGACATACCCTTGAAATACTTCAGGTGTTTCAGATGGATTTTCTATCAAAGCATTCAATCGAGAAATGATTTCTTCTCTAAATTTATTATTTAAGTCGTTTAAGCCTTTGTTGATGGCATCTGCAAGACCATCAACTGCTTGCTTCAAGGTGGGGTCTGTTAGGGATAAAGATTCTCCTTCCTTTTCAATGATTGAGTCAATTTTTTCAACCCTAGAAGTTAAATTTACTTGCATTATTCTTTGAACTAACCTATGTGAAATGATTAGAGCCTCGGAAATACCAATATCACCAAAAGAAGAACTACCAGAATATTCCTTCAATGGCCCTGTTTCTTTCAAAACTGAACTTAAAGGTTGTTTTTTACCGTCTGTTTCTGGTAAATCTGTAATAGTCTTAAGAATAGCAAATGAAAGAGTTCTGCTATTTTCTAATTTTCTTTTCGCCTCACCTGCTTCTTCTCGGCTAATACTTTCAAACTCTAATTGAATTTCAATTTGCTGATAAATTTCATCTATTGCTTCTATTCCCTCTTTATCTTCAGCAAAATAAACATCTCCAACTCTTTCCAAATTCAATAAAAGATTTTCTAATTCTTCCAGTTCGTCTTCATCATCTTCTACTTCTTTTCTTAAAAGTTCAACAGAATCGGAAGAGATAGATTTCTTTCTTAAATACTTAGCATATTCTGATTGTAAATCATCGCCAGCATCTGGATTTTTTCTTTTGTAATCCACTGTAAATGCTTCTAAACTTTGTGCTTTTACTGTTGGCATATTCTTTGTAGCGATTTCAAATAGCCTTCCTCCGGTTGGAGAGGACAATATTTCTTTAATGAATGGAACCATTCTAATGTTTCTGTTTTTAGAATAATATAGATAATCTCTTGGCTTTTGGTTATTTATTCTAAATCTAGAAAAGATTTGATTTGGCGCTTTTTTAGATTTATCTCCCCTAACATTATCTAACGATTCAATGAAGAGGCGAACTTGATTATCAGTTAAGGAGTCAATTCTTTGTAATTTAATTTCCAAGATTCCTTCTAACTCTTCCGTAGAAAACTTCGCAGATGCTTTGCTTTTAGGAAGAAGTATTGTATTCAAAAGGGATTCTTGTCGGTTAAACCTTGTATCTTCGACAGGTGGGTTTCCTATTGCAGAATACAATTCTTGCAACTTGGAAACCATTGGTCCAGTTGTTGCTGGAATGTATTCCCTATCTGTTTTATCAACAACTTTTCTCCATGTTGGTAAATCTCCAACCGGAAAGTTTTTTTTGCCAAGTTCCCAACCATCTACTTTTTTGGGCTTATTAACTACGGCACTAAGTTCAACAAGAGAAAAAGAATAAATTGGCTTCTCGGCATTTAAGAATTCTTCGGCTGATGGTTTTGTTTCTGGAAGGTTTCTAACGAATGCAGAATAGAGTTTTGAAGGGCTAATTATATCTTTTTTTATACTATTTCGTAAAAATTTCAAAGAGTTTTCATCTCCCTTTAGCCATCTCTCTTTGTGATTTTTAACAAGTTTATTATAAATTAATAATAAAGTATCTTTATCGTTTTCTTTAATCGCAATATCCATAATTTCTTTTTCCGACTTACCATAGAACTTACGCTTTTTTTGAGAAAGACTATCTTTAAGCCTTTGAAAATTAGAAAATATTCTTAATTTGATTTCTTTTCTTTTATCGTAGTCAATGCCAGCAGGTTTAAGGATTCTATCGAGTGCATCCTCATGGACTTTATATTCTGGAGTATCAATTTTTGCAAAGAATTTATTAAATTTATTAATATATTCAAAATCATCCATGAACTTCAAAATCCAATCTCTTCCACCTGTTCTCGATATTCCTTTAAGTTCTTTATTATTTATCAAAACATCAGTAGATGCATCAGCACTTAGAAAATCCATAAAGTTTTCTTTCTGTACCTGCATAGAAAAACCGACCTATTGTAATCTTTCCTGCATTTAAGCCATTACTGCTTTTAATTCATTAATGAAATTTTGAATATACTTTGCTCTTTCAGGGTCATCTTTCTTAACACTATTCATAACGATTTCATTTTCTTTGATTTCGCTAATGATTATATCAACTATATCTGCCCCATCTTTTAATTGACTTTCAAAATCTTCTATTAAAAAATCAGCATAGCCTTTTTGTGAATAGTTCGTAGGTTCCCCAAACTCATCTGCTTTAGCCCAACCCATGTTTTCATATTCTTTTCTAATTACTTTGAAAAACTCATTTTTCATTTCATCTTTATTCTTGAGAATGCTCATCCAATTCATTGTAATCTCTCACTTAAACAAATTTTGCTTTTTTTCCACATGTAGGGCATTTTTTAGAAACCGTATAATTACTAGGCGCACCTAGTTTTTTCGTATATTTCACTTCACCCGAAGTAAAACTATGGCCGTTTTCACAAGTCATAGGTGTATTTAGTCTGCTTTTTGGCGGTCTAGGCATTTCTTCTTTAATTATATCTTTCCAACTCATTGTAATCTCTCCTGCATCTTTTTCTTAATGTCAAGCCAAATCTCAGGATTGTTCTGTGCTAACACTTCTTGAACAACCTGCATTTGTGCGACAATAATTGTATCTTGTCTCTTGTGAACAAGTTTGCCTTTGAACTCAAGTAGATACTTTAATGACTCTCGAACTTCTTTTGCGAGTTTAGTTAGACTATCAATCTCTCTTGGTTCTAATTCTGTATTAAGGAATAGTTCGTTGAGTTTGGTATCTAATCGCTGAACATTCGCACTCAGCAAATCAATCTCATTTACTTCCTTTTTCGCTATCATAGTGGCCGCAGATTGCTGTACCAATGGGGCCAAGTGGTGCTTCATGTGGCGTTGCACCTGCTGTTTCGAGATGTCTAACACCTGAGAAATAGCGTCACTTGTGATAGAACCGTTAGAAAGGGCTTCCTCGTAATGTTTTCGCATTGGGTCCACACATAACTTGCATTTTGGATTACTACTGTTTGTGTATTCTCCCATATGATTTCTTTGATGTTGGGCCGCAGTGCCACTTCTCCAATTGTTTCTTGAATCTAAATCATCACAACTTGACATACCTTGTTCGATAGAGGCTTCAAGTTCTTCTCTTTGTTCGTGCTGACAAAAGGCACATCGCTTACGGGTTATAGTCATATTCTTACCTCCAAAGGTGTTCCATCCAAGACTTCTTTACTTCTTCTTTAGGAACTTCTGTCCTACCTTTAATATCTAAGTAATTACCGTTCTTAAGTTTATAGGTCTTCTTTCCAATAACTGCCATGATTAAAGAAGCCATAGCAGTAGGGCCGAAAGTCTTCAATGTAAATGTTTCAATGGGACTTGGAATGTTATCTAATTTACCAACGAAAGTAATAATCTTTTTAGGCGATGCTCGACCACCAAATGATTTTTCACCAACAACAAATTCCATATTTTGTAATATAGAACTCATTTGTCTTAGTTTAGGTTTTCCACCTACAAATAAATCATTCCTTTTTAGTAGTGCAAAAACTTGCTTTCTAACAGATGGTATTGCCGCTAAAGAACCAGCATTTCTTTGAACTCTTAATCCTATATTTGGTATTGGCTTTTCCGATATTTCTTTAATAGCCTCTTCAAGAATGGTTAATAGCCCCTTAGTAATTCCTAAATCACCTTTACCATAAATGGCTTGTGCTAATGGTGGATTTGCAGTATTCTTCTCGGTACTCCACCAACCTTTCTTTTCCGGCTCACCATACTTATCTTCAAAGTAATTATCTCGATAATGTCCATAAATACTTTGAGGCTTATCATTCAAAACATCAATTTTATATTTGGCCCTTGTTTTACTATTCTTTAATTTCTCGCCTCTTTTCCACCGAGTAGGGCGAGTAAAAAGAGTATTTCTAGGATTTAATTTTTCATCATCTTCTATACCCTTAATGTTATCTCTAAACTTTATTAATATTTTTAATTCGGGAGTAAAGAAAATTTCTTTATCTTTGAGTAATTCATTGATTGCATCCAACACTTCAAATATACCATCGTCACCAGTATTGCTAGAATTATCCCGAAGATACTTATTGACATGGTGACTTAATTGCCCGTATAATGTTGCAGGGTATTTTGCTCTATTTGCATCTGCAAATTTACTTCCTGTGCTGGCAATTTTCTCAGAAGAAATACTATCAACCTTTCTTCTCCATGCTGCATATTCCGCTTTAAATTTATATTGCGGTGCTTCAATAGTGTTGCCATTTACTTCAACTGTTGATTTCCTCGTCTTTTTCGTCATTCTTGTCACCTCCGTATTTTATGTTGAATTTAGATGGGTCGTTGCCATGACCCCCAAACGCTACACCGCCGGACTCCTTATTCAAGTTGCCGCAAGCATCGCAACATGAGCCTTTAATTATATTCCACCATTTCATAGTATCATCCCTTTAATTCTTCACAGGCTTCGTACTTCCGCCACAAATCATTATACTCTTCAAGAAATTTACCTACAAGTTTGGGCCACTCATTAACTTGTATAAGAGTGGCTTGTCCATAATGTTTCGGTAAAAAAGGATACATATTACCTTTTACATAATGTCCAAATTTTTTCCATTCCTTGTCCACTACCGATACAAAATCGCTCTCTTTGTAGCCGGATTCGATAATATCAAAGTAAATATCTTCTATAAGACTAAACAGCGAGCGTGAATCCGAACAAGGTTTATTTGAAGACATGGGCATAACTAAGGTATCTCCTTCATAATACATATGGCCTATACCATCAAAAGTAGTATTTTTAAAATTTTCAGTGTCGAACATCTCATCTCCCATCACCTTAAAAACAATTATATGTTCATTCTTAAATTCTTGAATAGTTTTCCAAAATTCTTCACAGCAATCGTCTTTATCATCAATGTTAATCTTAATCTTGGAGGCATCGAAGGAAGAACCTTTACCTTTTGCTTTGCCACTAATTTTGGCATTCTTAAGAATTTTCCACCACCTCATATCAACACCTTCAAATTGGAGTACGGTAAAGTTCTCGCTTAAAATCATCACACTTCATAATATCATCCCATAATGTGTTAAACTCTCTTGAGAAAGTATTTTTAAGCATTTTCCATTCTTTAATTGATTCTTCAAATGATTTTTTGGCATTACGATATTGTTCAGAAGAAAAAGGATAAGCGTCAGACTTTAGCGTGTCCGAACAATCGTGGTGAATTCTTCGGAGTTGGATGTATAAAAAAACACCATCTTTACAGGTTGCTTTCCTGTTAAGTGGCGGAAGAGGTTGGTATTTTAAATAAAACTTGTGACCTAATCCATCTAAAGATTCTCTAGTAAAATCACTTACCATATACACATTAGGAAAAGCATAAGCAACAACATCATTACGATTTATAAATTTAACAAGTTTATTATAGACTTCATCGCAACAGTCGTCTGGTTCATCAATATTAATCTTAATTTTAGATGCATCAAAACTAGAACCCTTGCCAGTGGCTTTGCCACTAACTTTAGCATTCTTAAGAATCTCCCACCACACGGAAATCACCGCTTAATCTGTGAGAACCAATCCATTTTGTTTGCTTCCATGAAGTCTTCCGAAAAGGCTTGGTCTGGATTTACTTCAACTTCAAAATCCGATTCTGTTGCTTTTTCTTCAGATTCTTTAGCGACTTTGATAATTAGAGCATTTAATACTACTGCTGTATATCCAACAAATTCTTGACTTGAAACAACTTCAAGAAGTCCTTCCATTACTTCTTGTTTCTCGGCTCCAAGCAACTCTTCACCGAATTTATCTTGAAGTGTTTCCTTGATTGTTTGTTTCATTTCATCGTGAACTTTCTGTGCTGCTTTATTAGCAATTTCTTCAATAGTATTAATTTGTTCAGGAGATAAAGATTCTTCGCCTTTATTATCTTTTTCTTGAGAAATAGTAGTCACTCTCATTTCCATTAAATTATCAAGGTCTTTTTCCATAGAAGGGTCATTCATCATATCAAGACCTATGAGCATAGGTTCCATTAAAACAACTTCAGCCGCTTTTCTTTTATCAGCAACAGTCATACCATCAATACCTTCAACTACTTTAAGAGCATCTCCTAAAACTGCACCGCCTAATTTACTAAGGTCGGGTGTAATTTGAATACGGTCAAAGATACCAGCATATACGCCTCTTGAATTTTTAATAACATCTCTAAATGAGAAGTCTGCTTTTAGAATGCTTTCCCAAGACATATCAAAGCCTCCTGCTTTTATTTATTGAATCCTTAATGGCTTGTTTAATTCTGTTTGTTAAACCACCAATTCCATTAACTTCGTCGTTCATACCCAACTTAAGTTCATTACCATTGACTAACCCAACAGTACCTTTAGTATCATCTCTAGGGTCAAATCGAATTTGAATATCATATCTAACCTTTTCCTCACCAAGATTTCTTGCAATAACTTTAACACCACAACCAACATCATTGTCAAGTCGTGGTCTTGTTAATCTACCATCAACCCTTGAAACTTCAAGTCTGGCTTTTCTACCAGATTCAACTAATCCTTCAAATCCTAATGCGGCATCTTCCAAATTAGATTTTAATTCAGCAATAAATTCTGCAATATCAACCTTTAGCATTTCGCCGGTTTTCATGTCTTTAACTTTTAATATGTCTTCCCATCTCATAATAATCACTCAGTATAAATCTAATGCACGGAAAATGAGATTTAATCCCTTAAATGCTTGTTTAATGTCTTCTTCTCGATACATTTCATCTAAAGTTTTAACATCTAAAAAGTACTTAACATCGTCTCTTTTTTCATGAAGTTCTACAATTGCTTCAACTAACTCTTTAACTTCTTCCTTCAAATCCTCAAGTTTTTCGTCGTCTGGCGTTATTTCTCTTTCTTCTTTAATTATTTTTTTCCAAGTCATATCATTCACCTTGTAAGTATCTTTCGATTTCGTTTAATGCTGTCTTAATGTATTTAGGAGCATCTTTTAATTGCTCCTTTAAATCGGACAAACTTGCTGCTGATGCAGCCTCGTTCTTATCCTTCTCGAATGTCTTAATTTCCTTTGAAACCTTTTCTTCTCTAAGCATGGCAAAATCTTCACCATCAATTTCACCGTTTTTATTACGGTCTAATTTCTTCTGTTTAGGAGAAAGTTCCTTTAGTATATTTTGCCAAGTCATTTTTGTTTCCTCCTTTATTGAGCGTTTATCCTTACCATACATCGCATACAAACGGCATCTCTAATATACTGATTAGTTGGTTTAAAATACTGATGTGCGCCACCGACATGAGGATGCCCACCGTCATAAGTTATATCAAAATAACGACGCTGATTGTGGTATTCATCTAAATCACTATGAACAATGTCACTAAACTGGGAAGGAGTATAAACATCACTAACCTTGTAATTTCCGTCAGCATCGCTTAATGTTTTAACCTTTAATATATTTTCCCAATTCATTGTTTTTTCCTCCTATTTTGCCTAAATTGATTAACATCTATTTTTCCTCTAGGTTGTAGGTCCTTATTTCTTTTAGTGTTTCGGGGTATTCCACGCCGAGAAAATTCTCTTTGTCTGTCGTCAGTTTGTTCCATCCTTCCGTATAGTTCGGCTCTTTTTTCGTCGTCGATTCTCTTTCGCTCATCGTCTTCCCTTGCGATTTTCTTGTAAATCGGCCTTTCTATGTTTTGCCAAACCCAAAGAGCATTGAGGAAGGCCCGTTGTGTTAGATATAGGTCGTGTTTATTTTTAATAAAACTAGGATTTTCTTGTATATATCTCATAACATCACCCTCCGTTCTCCCAATTATTCGTAGGATTCTATCTTGAAAACCTTCTAATGTATCTAATTTAAATTTCTTATGTTCTTTATTCCATAGTTCAACATTTTTAGCACTTCTTTTCTTATCTGGAAATCTAGCACTTCTTTTGGGGTTCTTCTTTCTCATTGACTCCGCTATTTTTGAACCGACTGTGATAAGATATGCTTTTGCTTCTTCTGGGACTGAGATTCTGTTTAATTTATTACCGTAATGTGACTTAATCCAACTAGAATCTTTGACAGTGACTTTATATCCTTTTTCTCTTAAAATGTTCAAAAGGCCAGATTGATTGTCAATTGCCCTATCTGTGATAAATTTAAATGAATCTTGAATAAACTTCTTTGAGCCTTTTGGTGCAAATCGAATACTACCGTCTTCCATTCTTTCGGCAGGGTCAGGACTTTGTGGTGGTTCAATACTAAGAACCTTAGCAGGATTATCCTTATCCCAATCCTTCACTGTCTTTTCCAAAAAATCTGGATTCCACTCAAAATACTTATCAATTTCAGGCATGGAAATATCGGGTCTTTTAATTATAGCCCACCAATTCATAATAATCACCTTTCAAATCTAGAACCGGCTACTGAATCAACTCGGCCTTCTTCTTCACTTTCGCCACGCATTAATTCTAATTCCTGTAATGCAATCCTAAGAACATTTTCTAGGTTTCTCCCTTTAATGTTCAGTTCATTTCTAGCATACCTAATTAGTTTAGTTGCTTTGTCTTCGTTCACACTTCCTTTTTGAAGTTTATCTGTCCAAGTCATGCTATATCCCCTATTAAATTTAATGAAAAGTCGTTTTTGAAAAAAATGTGGCGGAATTTTTGTGGCACTAGCGTTCTATTTTAATTGTTTTTTAATGTATTCCCAGTTTAAAAATAGTTATTAATATAATATTTAATTGAATAGTTTAGTTTGTCTTGTTTTATTAGGGTGCATTATAGTAATAACATCATTCTTTAATAACCGTAGTTTGTATGCTATTTCCTTTAATATAAGCCTATTAGCCTTAGAGGTCTGTATATTGTCCTTTGTCGAGTTTGCTCGTATATCTTCGAGTATAGGATTAATAGATTCTATAATGGCAGATAACTGTTCTAATACTTCATTATCATCAGCCATAAGACTCCCCTGTATTTCGGTATCGGTATGTGGTATTAAGCGTATCGTTTTTAGGGTTAATATGTTGTTCTGTGTGCCGATTATTTGCTTAATAATACCTTATTATTAGTTATTATCATTAAATAAGCATTAAATTAGTTATTAAATAAACAAATTAATTAAATAAAAAATTTAGACAAAGCCATATGGTTGTATAACTGCATAAATGCTAATAGAGTCAACATCGTAGAGATATATAGATACTATATATATTAAGTGAAACAATAGCAATAGAGTCAAATAAGACTAAAACAATAGCAATGAAGCAAGTTAAACCTAATTGATTTACTGAATTACTAATCAAACCATATGGTAATATCAGCCATATCATAGACCTATATAGACATTAATAAGCACAACCATATGCTTCTTTGTATGCCCACATTTATTAAGATAGGACTACCTTACTACCGGAGGCAACCCAAATGGAAATTTACAAGATTATTGACAAAGAAGACGAAAACGCATACTGCTCGGAAACCCACTACAAGCATCGTGGTGGTGCTGAAAAGGCACTCAATCGAATGATGAAGCGACATGTCCGTTCAATCATGACGAAAGTCGTGAAAATGACCGGAACCGTTCGAGGCAAGAATGTGCAAGAATTCAACAACGCCATCGAATCCGTCGCAACACCTCGATACTACATCAAGGCGATTCGCATCAACACCGATTGGTGAATCAATTCGATGAATTGACGACAAACACGACCCTGCGGGGTCGAGAGCCGACCTGCACCCTGCTTCGGCGGGGTGTGGGTCTTTTTTTTTGTCAAAATTTGAGGTTTCAATAGGAATGATAACAAAGAAGCCTATACAACCATATGGTTGCTTTGTGACCTTGATTCATAATCTTACAACTATCTTACTAATGGAGTGAAACCAATGATTGAAGCATTACTAAACCGACTGACCGAATCCATTGTAGCCCTACAATTGATGAAAGTGACAATTGATGAAGATGAAGACTTTCCAATGGATGAACCCGTTTATTACGGAGACAATGACCGAACCCTCACCTTTTTCCAAGTTGCTTGGGATTTGGTCGCAGATACAGGAGTTGAATGATATGAGAAAGATAACAGAAGACGCAATTCGAGCATTTAGGAACAATCAAGATTTCAAGCGAGGTAATACATGGGTTCAATGTGTTCACGGGCGAAGGTTCCTTCATTTGCATGGTAATGTTATTGCTGAAATGTCACAACACGGCGAATTATGGATTTGTGACGCTGGATGGCAAACCGTGACAACAAAGGAACGCTTGAACGGTTTCAATATGGTGAACATTGTTCAAAAAGACTTCGAGTGGTATTTGAACGGCGAATTGTGGGATGGCTCATTGATTAAGGTGGAGTGGTGAAGCATGAATCAAAGAACAACCTATTCAATAAATCACTTTGGCGTTGATTTGGGCACATTCCTTCGATTGATTAAAATGTATCCCAAAGGCGAATATCGGGATTTGGGGGGGAATACCATTGTGTTCAAACAGTCTTGGCAAGAAAGAAACTTTCAAGAAACATGGTTTTTGGAACATGAAGACATTGACGAATACCGAGGCGAAGAAGAATAGAGATTAACCCTCGAAAAGCGTGGATAAAGGGGGAAATCGGCTTTCGGGCCGGTTTCCTCCTATTTTTTTTGTCATTTTGGGGTTCGCAAGCCACAAAGAAGAACCATATGGTTGTAAATAAAATAAATACAACCATATGGTGTGCTTTGGCGGCCTAACTATATACTTACAGACATGTTACTATTGCTTCGTGAGGCGAGGCAATCCAATCATTCGTTCACAAACGAATAGGACAGGTGAAAATTATGGAACAACAAAAATATGAAACAAAGGCAAACGAGATTTTAACATGGCTTGAACACAATGACGCAGGTGCATTGGGTCCGGTCATTGAAGCAACACTTCAAGCAGGATTGACCGCAGACTCCGACGAGGACCGAGATAAATTTTGGGCTTCAGTTCGTTCATTGTGTGGTACTCTCCCAAAATCCCCTATCCGCCGAGGTATTCAATCCAACCTCACGGCGGAGCAAATGGCAACTGTGGATTCTGTCACGAGTCGTATCGAAAATGCATTTGCTTCAATTGGTGAAGCAGACCTCATTCTTGATGTAATGCTACCACGACAGACCAACAAGCGAAGTGGCCGATACTCTTCAATTGAAGAGTTTGCCGCAGACATGGCCCAATCCGTTCAACGAAAGTTGAAGGTGGCTATCAACGAAAAGCGATGGAACGGGGCGTATAACGCCGCAGACCTCACAGGTATGGACCTACCTGCTCCAAAGGCCGACAATTCGGAGGTTTCCGACTCCGAGTGAATTGAGTGATTGATTCGCCTCGCCTCATGTTGCACCCTTCCGGCCCTTTCGAGGGTCGGAGGGGATTTTTTTTATTTCAAAATCGAGGTACGCCTACGGCAACAAAGCAGTACCATATGGTTGCTTTGGCGATACCCTGAGTTATATACATAATAATAGATTACTAATGGAGTGAACAAAGATGTTTGAAAACTATGCAATACACACTGAAATGACAATAGCCCACCATTGGGTTCCATTGGCGATATTTGAACGATTGATTGAGGCAAACCCTACCGGACAATACAAGGGAATTACCAAAACAACAGTCGTATTCAAAGTCGAAAATGGCGATGAAACCAATTTGACCACCTTTACTGAAAATTGGTTCTTGCATCACAATGCTTGCCACCTTTGGTACAAACAAACCGATGCTGAACCAACAGTCAAGACGGGGGAAGAAGAATGAAAGACAAGAAAGACAAGAAGTGGAAAAAAGCGACAATGCGATGCCATTGTAAGAAAAAGAAGACTTGGTACGAAAAGGACAATGCTGTTGCTATGGTCGATGCGTACCGTTTCCTTGCACTCAATTGTGACTGTGGGGTGATTGGATGAATAATGATTTTGACTTATGCGCCATTTGCATTTTGGAGGATTATCACGATTCGGACCAATTCATTTGTGATGATTGCTATCGAGAGTTGGAGTCGTTGAAAGCCGACCAATTGGCTTCGAGGTGGGACTAATGGAATTTAAGACAACGAAAACATGGCAACGAGTCAATTTGGCTGAGGGACAATACCGCTTTGAAAAAGCATGGCATGGCTCGCATCTGTTTAATGATGTAATGATTTCATTTCAAGAAGACGACGGCGACCTTTTGCTTGAAGTCGTCCTCTCTAAAACAATGGGTCGAAAATTCTTCACAAAGTGGGTTGCGAGGGAATTGATTGAGTTAGAGTATTGAGTGGTTTTGGGTGTGGTTTGTTCGATTGGGCGAGAATGGGGGGCTTCGGCCCTCCGTTCTCTTTTTTTTTCTATATCGAGGTTGACTAACCAAAGCGCAACCAAACATAGTAGTCCTTTGTGACCATCAAATGGGTAGAATATATTTATACCACATTTGTATATCATTTCATTCAGTTAATTCCTATTGCCTTTATATCATATATCGTATAACTATATTATACTATAATGACAAAAAGATTCCATCCTACCATTCATCCTATTTTGTAGGATGGTTAACCTCTAAATAAAAGCAAGGTTATGATAATAAGTATTGATTTTTATATAGTTTTTATTATCTATCCTATCCATCCTATCATCCTATACCCCCCTTACTCTCACCACAGGGACACTATAACCTATTTTTATTATGGTACTTATGAGAACCTCTCTCTCTTGAGAAACACACACCCCCCCATAGGATAATAGGATGAATAGGACGCATGGCCGCAGTACGGCGTTTTTCAATCCTAAAGGGGTAGGATTGAGAATAGGATGGAACGAGGATTTTTCAGATGTTGAAAATGGCTCAAATCTAATAATTGATTCAAAATGAATTTCTTAAAGTACGGCAAGGGAAAAACGGGCCGTTTTTCTGAGACTTCGATTTTCACTGATGATAAAGTTGAGTTTGCCAATCTCAATGATGGAGATTCACACCTATTGCTCAAATTGGCTCCCTTTATATATGGGTAGAAAGTAGCAAGATTGCCCAACAGGGCAGGATAAAAAATATGGAACAAGTAAAGTGGGATTCTCTATGCATAGAGATTAACGATTATTTAGAAGCAGATGAAACATTGGATGCCGCACTTCGACAAGTTGTTGAATTGCACCTCCAAGTAGGACAGGAAAACCCAACCGAGAGAGAAGCGGCGCAAAACGCTCTAAAGGCTCTCCTTAAGGGTCGTGACGGAACTCCGTTCCGCCGAGGACAAAAGAGCAGTGTGCCAGCAAGCGTTCGTGTCGCAATTGACCGAATTTGCGGTGTTGTCAACGAAGCAAACTTGGCTTATTACAACCATGACGGAATTATCTCCGCATTGTCGTTTAAGCACACAAAGTCCGGTGGCGGCCTTTACGAAGATGCTGATGAATTTGCATCTGCACAAACCAAGAAAATGCGAAACAAACTTTCGGCTATGTACCGTGATGGTTCATGGGACGGAAGCGTTAATTCGCTCCTTTCTTCGGAAACAACCGAAGAGTGAATTTAATTCACTTTGAAGTTATCACTTAATCTGAGGATTAAGAGAGCCGAAACATTGGGGGGTTCGCCCCCCTTTGTTTCTTTTTTTGCTACATGGGGAGTTTGTTCTTGTTTAAAAAAACTCAACGCATCTCCGGTGAAAGTTTTCTCCCCGCCAGTAGTGCATCTATTCAACAATAAGGGCTATTGTTTTGTTTTAATTGATTCTATTCAATAGGTCGCACCGACGGACAACCCTTTTATATACTTAGGCGACCCCTACTGTTGAAGATGTGCTAATAAACTCACATTCACAATATCTGTGAATAAAAGTCATTTTCAAACAATTGTCGAAGTGGTGGAGTAGGTCAAACACGCAGGGCTTAAATTCCTGTCCTAAAAGGTTCGCAGGTTCAAATCCTGCCTTCGACACCAATTAAGGAACTTTAGCATAGTATGGTTAATGCACTCGGCTCATAACCGAGCGACCATCGGTTCAAATCCGATAAGTTCCATCATTCAAGGGCGAAGTTGAGAGTAATATCGAAACGGGTGCAACAAGAAGTAGTAGATTGTTTAAGTTTCTTTGTCGTTTCTTAAACAATTTAATTCGTATCTCCTTCGCCCACCTTTTCACATTAGGACTAACAGTTCCTAAGCATATAAAGAAACAAACTGTTAACCAAGAGGAATAAATATGAATATACACCAAATAGAACAGCGAATACTGATAAATGAATTGATGAACAAACAGTCTGTGACTAAGCAAATGTTAGCCGATGCGCTAATTGCTAATGGACATTGTGGAATTGACCCACTACCTGTAAAGAACACAGTTAGAATGAATATGATTGCTTTGCAACGAAAGTGCAAAGAATTGGGTTTTGTTCTTTACACAATTAACATTGGTGGTCCAGCAGGAACAGACTATGCAATTACAGAAGAAGCAATTAAGCATATCGGATTTAACTATGCCGAACCACAATACGACGAAATGGGACAAATGATTGGTCAATTATATCTATTCCCAGAATTTTCACAGGGGGAAGAAGAATGAGTAATATCACAGGAACACCCGAACAACAAGCAATTTGGAATGCAATTCAAAACACTAATGATGATATTGTTGTTGGTGCTGGTGCTGGAACTGGTAAAACATTTACTATTGTTGAAGCATCTGGAAGACTACCAACTTATCTAAAGCGAGGGTTTCTTTGCTTTAACAAGTCTATTCAAACTGAACTACAAGAAAGACTACCGGAAGGAGTTGAAGCAAAGACTTTCCACGCATTAGGATTTGGTGCTTTCTTTAAGCAAGGAATCAAGCCTAAAGTTAATAAGTTCAAGGTAAAGAACATTATCGACAGTATGCCAGTATTTGGTAGAGATTTCCAAAGCGCAAATCAATTGGTTAAATTGGTTAGTCTTATCAAAGGGTCAATGACCGATTGTACTGACGAAGACGCAGTTCTTAAAATTATTGATTATTATAATATCCAGTTTGCATCAGCCCTTGAAGAAAAGTTGTCAATTGAAAATGTATGTAGTGTCATTGATGAATGTATTGAAAATACAAACCAAATTGATTTTGATGATATGATTTGGCTACCGCTTGTTCTTGATTGGGCTTGGCCTCAATTTGACATTCTATTCGTTGATGAAGCACAAGACTTCAATGAAATGCAAAGAGAGTTGATTGTTCGATGTACGACAAATGGCCGATGTATTATTGTCGGTGATAAAAACCAAGCAATTTACGGATTCCGAGGCGCAGACTCGAATTCAATTGCTATTTTTTCCGAGCGTTTGGAGAAGATGGGAAAAACTGTCAAGTATTTCCCAATGACACTCACATGGCGTTGTCCAAAGTCGGTTGTTAAAGAAGCAAACCGATATGTCAAGGAATTTAATTGCCTTGATACTGCTGAAGAAGGAGCGGTTCATGTTGATTCGCACTTCAATCCACAGAAGAATGATATTGTTCTTTGTAGATACAATGCTCCGTTGGTGAGTGCTTTTTATGATTTGCTTTCTCAAGGTAAATCAGCATATGTTCTCGGAAGAGACATGCACAAAGGCCTCATTAATGAAGTTAAGAACATTACTAACAAGGAAAATATGTCAGCAAAAGAATTTGTTCAACTTGCAAGGACTGATTTCAATACTAAATACCTTCGCCTTGTTAATGCTAATAAGCAAAATCAAGCAAATGCATTAGAAGACAAGCATAAGTGTATCACTGTTTTCGCTGGTCGTGCTGATACTGTTGGTGGAATACTTGCTGAAATTAAGCGTGTTTTCAACTCTAATCAAAAGGGAGACATTATGCTCTCAACAGTTCACAAAGCAAAGGGTCTTGAAGCAGATAATGTTTATATCTTAACACCGGAGAGAATGCCACACCCGAAGGCAACTAATCCGAGAGAAGAACGCAATATTATTTATGTTGCAATTACAAGGGCAAAAAAGAATTTGTACTATGTCGGCCCACGACCAAAGAACTGAGGAATTAAAATGGGAAGCAATATAACTGAAAGTAAAATATTTCTTTGTGAAGTATTTGGTGTCCCTCTAAAGGACACAAGGAAATCGAAACATTTCCGTACTAGGCGAAAAGTAACAAGTTATAGTCTTTGGGAGAGAATCACTGAAGAACAGTTTAATGTGCTTTGTAATATAGTCAAAGATGAATTTGAGTTAGGTGATATTAAGTACCAAGTGTTTTTCAAGGTGATTGACGAATACCGAAGTAAGGTAAATACAGATATTAGAAACGAACAACAAAGAGAAAGATATTGGAGGAATCAAAATGGAAGAAATTATTGAAGCAAAGAGAAGTCTAGGAAATGGTCGTTGGGATAAAATCCTAAAACGAAAGATGGTTGAACTGTCATTCGCAGATAACTACGAAGAAGCAAAGGATGAATGGGAAACTACTGGTAAAGTGTATAAACACACTCATTATGGTCAACAACCTGATTGGGTTGAAGAAACAGGACATTTGGGATATTGTCTATGTGGTCGTAATATCGCATATCATTTCCAAGTTGAGAATACTGTAACGGGTGTTAAAGAAGTCGTTGGTTCCGACCATATTGGTTCTTATCTTATCATCCGTCAAATTATGAAAAATACTAATCTAAGACAAGAAGATATTACTGATGCTATGGTTGAGGATTGGCTCAAGACTCGCATTCAAACAATGAAAAGCGATGCTTGGTGGGAAGAAAATGGTGAACACTTTAATGAGATGTTTGAAGCAATTCAACAACTTGACGCACGAATCAATGTTAAAGATAAGCATTATACGACTAGAGGTGGAGGTCTTAGCGTAGAATATTACATGCATTCAAACTTAATGACAAGAGCAAAAGGCAAATTTGGCGACTATGGTTATCAAATGGCCTCTATTGTTTGGCGTTGGAATCATGCAGATAATCCAAAGAATCAAGTGACAAAGTATGGTTATCCTAATGACCGACTTTGGGCTGATTTGAATTTATTCTATGCTCTTCGTCATGTTCACCAAGCAACTGTTGATAAAGAGGATGAACAACTTGCTAAATATACAGAAAGACTTGTTGAACAAAATCGTTTTAAGGCAAAGCAAGCAGAAGAATACCGTGAAAAGCGTCGTTTGCAAAATCTCGCTTGGGAAGCAGGTCGTGAAGAAAGAGAAAGACTTGCTGAACAAGCACGAATAGAAGAAGAAAAACAGCGTCGTATTCGTGCAATCAAGAAGAGAAAGCAAGCATTGGCTATCTTAGAAAGGGCTGATGAAACATTTGAGGAAATGAAAGACTATTATGGATTTCCTGACTATGATATTAATAAACTGCAAAGTCATGAGATTACAAGTCTAGCAACTATTAAAGATATGTTAGCACTAGGACATGCATTAGAACAATCTCATCTAACTGCGCTTAGGCGAATATTTAACAAGAGTAATCCAGCCGGTTAATTCTGGCAGGTATTTGGGTTTTATGGAGTAATGAAGGATTAAGGTTTCACCCGCAAGAAATTGCGTTCCGGTTAGGGGTTTGGTTTTTGGCCTCTTGCCTTCCCCCAAAATACTTGAGGTTTTATTATGATAGATTGGATAAAGAAATTCTTCGTAAGCGAAGATAAAGAAACAAACAAACGCCCCAAATGTGGGGCATGTGGCCTCGGTGCTACCAAATATATGTTAATAGAGTTTCAAACTCTTGAACTAATAGAAATAGAAGAAAAAATAATGATAAAAATATGTGATGGTTGTTATGACGAAATATATGAAAGATATAATCCCAATTGGCTCCCACCGCCTGTTCAAGCCGAAATTCTTGAATAGGCCGGTAGCCCTCGAAGAACAGCGAGTAATACTGTTCAAAGAATATGTGGCGAATGGTATGCGCCACTTTGAAGCATACCAAAAATCAATAAGGATGTTAAAATTATGAAAGAACTAATACAAATAAAAGATACTGAATTTGACTTACTTTGCTACATTAAAGAAGTAGCAAGGCAACGAGTAAATGGTATGGACTATGAAGTGAATGATGCGATTGTAGATGTAATTAACATTCTGCTAGATGCTTACTGTGCTGTGGAGGAATCCGAATGAATATATTTGCACTATCAAAAAGTCCGAGTCAATCAGCAAAAGAAATGCTTGACAAACATATCGTCAAGATGCCTACTGAAACATGTCAAATGTTGCATACCAACATTCTTTACATGCAATATGTTCATGTTTATGGTGAAAAGCCTCAATTGAAAGACTTAAAGGCTTTTCATCTAAATATTGGTTCGGGATTGATGAAGCCAGCCATGCTAAATCACCCCTCAACCATTTGGGCGAGGCAATCTCTTGATAATTTTGACTGGCTTTTATATCACGGTGTGTTCCTTTGTTCTGAATACACTCATCGTTATGAGAAAAAACACGGAACAGAAAAAAGAATTGTTGATTGCGGTTCATACCGTAAATTGATTGAAAATCACGATTACCCTGTCAATGGATTAACTCCTGTGACTATTGCTATGTTTGATAAATACCGATTACCCCAAGAAGAACACACTTGGGATTTTGTTATTCGGTCTTATCAACATTACTATCTTGAAGGAAAGTGGGAATTTGCCACTTGGAAAACACAGCCACCTAATTGGTGGCCTAAAGGCCATTATGATACTATGATGGCAAAAAAGGTTGAGGCATTCAACCAAACATATAATGCCAAACTGGAGGAAGAATAATGAATATGGATATTAATGAACTAACGATGTATCTAATCTTAGAAGAACTAAGAAAACTAAACAAGCATCTTGGGGTAGGTGAAGAAGAATGACTTGGACAGGAGATGCCTACAATGCTGATGAAGATGTAGAATATGAAAGGGAATTGAATGAATGGGGTATGGAATCAGATAGAATTTGTGATATTTGTGGAAATCCAGTTGATATTCACTATGATACAAATGGTAATGCTTTTTGGGTACACGGACACAATGCACAACCTGTTGTCAATGGCAGGTGTTGTGACAAATGTAATGCGGAGGTTGTAATACCCGCAAGAATTAAAGAATATAATGAGGAATCAAAATGAATTGTAAAGAATGTAATAACGAAGGATATACACTAAAGCCGGACTATCAGCATGATGTAATGATGCGAGTTCAATGCTTAGATTGTATGGCACATGAAGTAATGAAAGCAAGTCTAAGTATGGATATGGCAAAGGTGTTAATCAACACCAATCCAAGTAGAATGGCTAAACTATTATCAGATACACTTATTGGTCTTATTGACCAAGATGATTCACCCGATTTTGACCGACTTCATGCACTTGTAGCCACAAAGAATAAAGAGTCGCTCATATCACTGTTGCAGGTGATGGCATGACCATCAAAATTACAAGTGAGGAATATGACATGATGGGATTGATAGATAGGCATTTGCTAAACCTTCTTTATAATCAAGGTTATATTACCTTTGACCAAGTTATTGAAGTTGTGAAGGAAAGTGATTTAGATTTGGACGAAGAGAGCATTGTTAAATACAGTGAGAATTGTGTAATTTTTTTGCAAAAGCGATTTCTTGAAAATGTAGAGTGTGCATTATTTTCATTGAGGTCTGATAAAACTCGACTGGTTATCAGTGAAGATGCTAAGTGGGTATTTGACCAAATTATGCAAGAAGAGTACGACGAAGAAGGAGAGGTAGTTGCCAAAGTTCTACCAGATTTTGATATGGAGGAATATATATGAATACTAGAAATAGAGATGGAATGCAAGTAATGGAAAAAGAAAAGAAAGTTGAATTTAGGATTGTTGACGACAATGAGTTGCCACCAATTGTAATTACAATGAATGAACGAGATGAACCGAAGGTTATAGTGAATACTTATCATCGTATTTGGATTAGTTATAATCGTAAGGTAATTGCAGGTATTCTCGATAATATGCAAGTAAAGATGGATTCCATCTTAGATGCATACCTTTTGGAACAAAGAAATTTCGAGAAAGAAGATAGGGCTTATGAAAGCCAATACTGAAAAAGGAAGTGAAAAAATGAATAAACGAGAAATGAACGAAAATGAAAAGACAGCCCCAAACGGCTCCCTTTATATGGGAGTAGATGGTAGCAAGAACACAACGGAGGAATATGAATGATTAAACTACGAATTTTGAACGAAACAGGACATACTGACCTTGTGATGGAAAGCGAAGGCATTCTTGAGCAAATTGACACACACCCGACTCATTGGGTGTTCGTTGATAGCGTCATGGTGACAAGAGAAAACATCGCCCAAATCAATTGGGATGAAGTTACTTCTGTCGATTTGACACCTGCTATCGTTGGCGGATAAATAGGTTCATAAGCCGGTCACAAGTTGACAAATTTGGGTGGGGTATGGCCGTTAGGCTGTACCCTACCCTTTTTTGGGTGTGGCTCCTATGAACTTATGCACTAATGTATCAGCAGACGCATTGAAACTCTTTTTGGAAACAAAAGGGTGGAAGATGCTCAAACCAATTATATACAAAGAATTGGCTTTATTTAAGCCAGACTTCTATGAAGAGATGTATATGATAGCGCAAGGCAAACACGGGAAAATTTGCGCTAAGGGCCAATCAAAAATAAATTATCGGGGTGATACCTTCGATAGTGTTGAAATGCTTATCTCTAAGCATGGTAATTCAGCAATCGGAGATTTTGATAACTGGAAGTTTATTGAAGAAAAAGAATGGGTCATTTACAAAAATGGTGAATGGCTCCATTCCTTTACTTCTATTCTAGAATTACCAAAAGCAAGTAAATTTAGGTGTTAAATATGGAACCAAACAAAGCGATACAGATACTTTCTGACATAACAGTGCATATGAAATATGCAAGATTTTTGCCAGAACTAGAACGAAGAGAAACATGGGATGAGATAGTCACCCGAAATCAGGATATGCACATTAAAACATATCCTCAATTAAGAGATGAGATAAATGAGATTTACACAAATTATGTTAGAACAAGAAAGGTCTTACCGTCAATGCGTTCTATGCAGTTTGGTGGAAAGCCTGTGGAAATTAGCCCGAATAGGGTTTATAACTGCGCTTATATGCCTATTGACTCCTATGTTGCTTTTAGTGAATCTATGTTTCTTCTTCTCGGTGGAACGGGGGTTGGGTATTCTGTCCAACGCCACCATATTGAACAATTACCAGAAATAAGACAACCTAATGATTCAAGACAACGCCGTTATTTAATTAATGATTCTATTGAAGGTTGGGCTGACGCAGTTAAAGTTCTAATGGAATGTTATATGGGAGTTAAGAAGGATAGTCCTAAGTTTGACTATTCTGATATTAGACCTAAAGGTTCTTTATTGAAGACTTCTGGAGGAAAAGCCCCCGGACCTCAACCTTTGCGTGAATGTTTAGTAAAGGTTGAAGGTATCCTACAAAATATGCCTAATGGTTCTAAACTTGAACCTATTCAAGCACATGATATTATGTGCCATTTGGCTGATGCTGTCCTTGCAGGAGGTATTCGTCGTGCCGCTATGATTAGTTTGTTTAGTGCAGATGATTCTAAAATGCTTGCTTGTAAAGCAGGTGAATGGTATGTTAATAATCCACAACGGGGAAGAGCAAACAATTCAGCAGTATTACTACGGCATAGAATCAATAAAGAGTTCTTTATGCAGGTTTGGGAAAGAATTCAATTAAGTGGTTCGGGAGAACCCGGAATTTATTTCAGTAATGACAAAGATTGGGGAACTAATCCTTGTTGTGAAATTGCACTAAGACCTTTCCAATTCTGTAATCTAACAGAAGTAAATGCTTCTACTGTTGAAGGACAAAAGGATTTAGAAGACCGTGTAAAAGCCGCCGCTTTCTTAGGGACATTACAGGCTGGATATACAGACTTCCATTACCTTCGTGACATTTGGCGAAAGACTACCGAAAAAGATTCTTTGCTTGGTGTTTCTATGACAGGTATTGCTTCTAATGTTGTTGATATGTTAGATATTGAATCTGCTTCTCTTCAAGCAAAACTTGAGAATCATCGGGTTGCCAAATTGATTGGAATCAATCAGGCAAGTAGAATTACTTGTGTAAAACCAGCAGGGACTACCTCTCTCGTTCTTGGAACAAGTAGCGGTATTCACGCATGGCATGATGAGTATTATATTCGCCGTGTTCGTGTAGGAAAGAATGAAGCGATTTATCAATACCTATTAGCAAATCATCCAGAATTGGTTGAAGACGAATACTTTAATCCTGATGAACAAGCAGTTATTAGTATTCCACAAAAAGCACCAGAAGGAGCAACAACTCGTGATGAATCTGTATTTGATTTACTTGAAAGAGTAAAGCAGTTTAGCATTCGTTGGGTTCGTAATGGTCATGTTGATGGTATGAATACTCACAATGTTTCCGCTACTATTTCAATCAAAGAAGACGAATGGGATGATGTTGCGGAATGGATGTGGTTTAATCGACATTACTACAACGGCCTTGCTGTTCTTCCTTATGATGGTGGAACTTACAAACAAGCACCCTTTGAAACAATCACCAAGAAACAATACGATGAAATGTATAGTTTGTTAGGTTCTATTGATTTAACTAAGGTTATTGAATCGGAGGATAATACTGACCTTTCCGGTGAATTAGCCTGTGCAGGTGGACTTTGCGAAATCTAAGGTGATAATCAATGCCGGATTATCGTTCTCTTAAGTTTGAGGATTATAAGAAGGCAATATTATCATTATTACATACCTTTAGTGATGAATCAAGAAACAAATTAATTCTAGCATTTGAAGTTTGTGATGATTTAGAACCCGCAGATAGAAAGTATAGACTAGAACAAAGCATTGACTATTGTTTATGGGAAAAAGACGAAGCAGTAGAAATAGGCTTTGCTTCTTGGAAGAATAAACATTTAGTTTTGCGAAGCGAAGCGATTAAATATCACGAAGAAAATAGTGATGAATGTGACGACAACTGTAAGGTCTGTAAAATAGCATTTGGGTGGTAATATGAAAGAAAAAGACCCAAAATATACAAGTAGTCATAGAGCCTACAAAAAGAGAATTGCAACCTCTTGCCGTATTTGCGGCCAACAGTTGCTATTACCGGAAGAAATTAAAAAAGAAATGCACCTTGACTGTGCTAAAAATAAAAGTGATAATATATATATGATGTGATTATATGCATGAAATAAAATTAAAAGTAAGAAAACCTGATGATTCGAGAGATTACTATCCACCCGTCACCATAAAAATGGAAAAGTTTGACGCATGGAGTAGTATTACTTCGTATGATATTGATTTTAATAGAAGAGCAAAAGACCCTATTCATTTTAGTTTGACTAGTTGGTGGAGTGGAGTTCTTTCTTCAAGAAAAGCACGAAGGGCAGGAAATACCCCAAGACTAGGATTTACTGATGGTGTGCCTTTTTTGCTATACATTGGCGAACTACCTATTGCTATCACTAAAACTGGTAGCAGGTTTCAATTGAATGGTAAAACTGAAAGTGCGAATACAATTGCTAATGCCTTAGCAAGAGTGACTGTGACAGCCATGCGGGAAAATAGCCCGACTAAATTAATGACTTCACTAATGAAGGTTCTTAGCCTATCCGAAGATGTAAAGTATGTATTGGAAAATCGTGTTCCATTCCACTACTTTATTGATTTTAAAAAGGTTGAGGTTAGATTGAAGGTTCAGCAAATTTCTGAAAAGGAATGTGCAATTGAAATCAGTGACGGTGTTTGGGCACCAATTAAGAACACTGAACTAAAGAGTTTTTGTTCTTTCTTCTTACATGGTAAGAAAGTTGGAAAGTTCAAGTATATGGGAATCAAGCGGTTATATACCTACTTGATGGGCAAAGAACCAACTGATTCGCAATTAGAATTGATGCGCCAGTTCCTAAGACAAAACCGACAACAAGATATTGTTGAAGACCGAGCAATTCAACTTCTTCACGAAATGGTTACACAACAACCGGAGCGTCTTGAATTAACTATGGATGGTAAGCAACCACAAACTTTGTTAATCAAAGGTAATGGATATGATTGGAAGTTATCAAACACTGAATTTAAGTCAGATATTCAAATGGTATCAACTTATGTTTTACAACCTGTTTTGGAAACAGACGAAGAAGGAGTTCCAAAGGCCTATGAAGATTGCCAATGGGAATGGAAAGGGCCAATTTGTATTGACAATATGAGTAAAGGTTCTTCGCTTGGCGACCAATTCGCAACAAGAGCACTGGCTCTTATAAATGATACTCACACAATAGAAATAGTGAATACTATCAAAAGATATTTGGTAGCACCTGCAAATGCAAATAGGAAGGATTTTAATGAAATGCATAGAATGTCAAACCAATGAATTTGAATATGACGAAGTGATGGGAGAAACCGCTTGTAAAGAGTGTGGTTTGATTGTCGCTACTGAAATGTTTGAGGAAACAGTGAGGGCTGTCTCTAACAGTGTAGAAACTCATACTAAAGAGAGAATTGGTCTTGGTAGTGTAATTACTTCTGGTAAATTAAAGAAAACGCATAATAGGTATTCAACAAGGGATAATCATCTTAGAAAGGCGATAGTCTTTTCTCATATGGTATTGTCGAATTTCAATTCTACTGAAACCCTTAAAGATAGAGTAGATTCTGTTTATAGAGAATTACACTCTAAGAGTGTATTTTCTAATGCTCACTCTCTTGAGATTAGAGCAACAGCAGTAGTATGGTATGTTTTAAAGGAAAATAAAACACCAATTACTATTAAGGAAGCCTGTACTGAATTTGCTTGTAATGGTAAAACACTGAATAGGTTGATGAGAAAGATAACTACCTATTATGGTAGTCGTTTGCGACACATACAAGCAGACCCACCTTTCTTGCTCAAAAAAGCAGCAAATAAGATTACTGACGATATACTTTTCATTTCTAGATGTATGGAAACCTTAGAGTTCTTTGAGCCTATTGTAGAAAGGTCAGAATATAATAAGCGTGGTGCATACTACGAAAGTATATGCTGGATTGCAAAGAATGTGTTTGTTCATCCAAACATAACATTGAAACTCATCGCAGAAAGAAGTGATTATTCTAGGTCTGCAATTAAAAAACAAACTAAGGACTTATTGGTTTTAATTGGTTTGGAAACTTGTGCCCAAGTAAAAGGCAAACAACTAAGCGAATTAAGGAGAGAATAAAAATGAATGAATTCGAGATTGAAAAAGAAAACAACATAGTTGAGACTATGAAAAACCTACAAAGCGATTGCCCGTATTGTCGTGAAAAGGCAGAAGTTCTTCTAAGAACCCGCACTATGGCTATGGAAGAATGGCATTTGGCAGAAACTGAATGGGATTGTCCTATATGTGAAACTCATATAGTCGCTAGGTTTGATGTTTTGCCTCTTACACCTGAAGGTAAATGGCTTAAAGAAAGGAGAGGAAAAGGATATTTTATTGATTATAACTTTCACTATGATTCTTATCTTTGTTTTGATACAGAAGAAAGAAGCAGTGAACTATGTGATGATAAAAAATGCGAATACTGTTCAATCAAAATTGATTGGGAAAAAATGAAAGAACATTCTTATGATTGGCATATGCACATATTGAATGAAGAAGACTATTTGAAGTGGGAAGAAGACTACGACAGAAAAATGAGAGAACAACGAATGCAAAAATAAGGAGAGAATAAATATGAGAAAAATACTAATAATTGGAACAGGCGGAATTGGGTCATTTTTGACTCAGTTCTTAGATAAAGTCGGACTATACAACATTACTGTTGCAGACCCCGATTCAGTTGAAACAAAGAACTTAACCTATCAAAACTTTATGAAAGGGCATGTTGGGCAAAATAAGGCAAGTGTAATGATGAATGAATATGAATCAGTTAATCACTTTTCTAAGTTCCCAATTCTAACTGAGAAACAAATGAACGGATTTGACTTGGTTATCTGTTGTGTTGATAATTTGTCAGTTAGGCGAACCCTTTACAACACAAGTATTAAGTGGTTGGACTTACGGGCACAAGGTAGGAACGCCGCCCTTGTTAGCCATCAAGCCGACCCCAAAATGTACGATACGCTTTTAGCAGGTAAAGATGGTTCATTTAGTTGTCAAGGAGATAGTTGGGATGGAACAAATAAAAATGTTCACTTTATGCAAATTGCTATCGCAGGAATGGGCGCACAGTGGACTCAAAGATTCTTTAATAATGAAGAAGTATGTGACTTTAAGGTTGTGAATGTATGAAGTACAATAAATGGACAGAAGAACAAATTGAGTTTGTTTTGAAATTGAGAGAAGAAGGATTAACTTGGAATGTCATTTCACGAAGGTTAGAACAAGTTTATTCTGTTAAGAGAACAGGAAAGAATATTAATACTAGAATGTCAGCATTGGCAGGAAAAACAAAAGAAAATAAGGAGGAAAATAAAATGAAAATACCAGAAAATTATGAGCCAGCAACAAAGAAACAATGTAGGTTTTACGCTAACCTAACAACTGATGATAATATTTCTAAGAAAGAACTTAAGCGCACTACTGAACTCCTGTATGGTAATGCACTGAAAGGAAAACTAAGTAAGTCTTTCCTGCAAAAAGCAATTGCTGAACTTCTTGTTAAAGCGGAAATTTCTGAAAAGTCAGTTATCAAGGCAAAAGGTCGTGGAACAGGTTCAAAGGTTCGATGGACGGAAGATGAAAAACTTATTCTTCTCCATTGTATGTATGAATGTGAGGTTAAAAAAAGCAGTAAAGGACAGGTAATTCGAAAGATTGCTAGTGAAAGATTCGATAACCGAACTATTCGTTCTATTGAGCAACAGTGGTCTATACTTAAGAAAGGTGGGGTTTCTTCAAGATACACTGCTTTTAAGCGTCAAAAGATGATAGATATTTTAGACATGACTGGAACTCATCGTGGTGACGGGAAGCCACCTAAGCCAATTGAAACAAAGGTAGAGAATCTACCTGAGAAGATTGATGTATTTGTTGAAAAGCATGGTAATCCAACAACTCGCCATCTTTCAAACGATGAGAAGGAAATGCTTAGTGAAGTAAAGGAAGTATTAGAAACACTTCCAGAACGAAAGCATGAAAGAAGTCAAAAGCATTGGAAACACGAAGAGGAATTCGAACTACTGTGTAATTTCTATGAATTGTCAATTGATGAAGCAAGAAATAAATTTGGTCGAAGTTATGCCTCACTTGCTCAAAGGTTAGAAATGATTGTTGATAGTGAACAACCTGAGCATATTGCTATGCTTAAGGAGGCAACTAAGGTTATTTCAAAGCGGAAGAAGGAAGAGGCTAAGAATGCCAATATGAGCCGTTGGAAGCGTCGTAGAATAGCACGAAAGGCTAAGAAGGCGGCCAAGTTGGAGAAGAAGTTGAACAAGTTGCGAGGTGTTTGAGATGAGCAGTTATGACCCAGATTATTTAGACGAGATGGATAGGCAAAGCATTCAAGCATTTGAGGATATGGTGGAAGAAAGGACTTTCTTTCAAGATGCCATTGTAAAACTCATTACTGATGAATACCTAAAAGAAAAGAAAGATTTCAGTAGTGAAGCATTCCACTTTTCTATTTGGAATGCCTCTACTATTATTCTAAATGGGCTTGAAGTTCAAGTAGTGGTTGATGGTGATGATAAACTACATATCTCTTACGGAACAGCAGGTTTTGTTGATTTTAAGATTGACCCTGTTGGTATGACTTTACCTGTTAAATGTTGGATTCATACTCATCCTTTTGGAGCCGCATATTTTAGTGGCACTGATTGGCGAACTGTTTCTGTTTGGCAACCGCTAATGGAAACTGCTTATGTTTTAGGTGGTCCCGACCATTTCGGGCATTGGGAACAATCTACCCCAAATGAATTATGTATTCATAAAGATGGATTATATACAATACAATACAAAAATGGAAGTGAAGAAGAATGACTATTAAAGAAGGAATAAGTACGATGCATAAATATCAAGATAGGCCAATGGTTTCTTATGAATCTATTACGCTAACCGACAGGGCTACCGCACATTCAAACCGACACCCCTCCGATTCAAACCGTCCAACAAACAGACGGGGTGTAACATGGAATAAAGAGGGCAAAAGCGCAAAGAAGTTGAAAGAGTTCTATAAGACACATGTATATACATTTGTTGATAAAGACATGAACAAGGCTTGGGTCCGAATTGCTGGAAAGGAGGAAGAAGAATGATTAATTGGGAAGAAAGAATTGCACAGATATATGATTGGTCTAATACCCTAGACGATGAATTTATGGAGGACAATGAAGAAGAGGTGACAATTATTCGTAGGATTCTAGTTGAATTAGAAAGCACTTTGTTAGATGATTCCGAAGAAGCAGAAGATAAGCGTCTAAAGTTATTTGCATCACTTCGATTAATCGCTAAAAGAAACTTCGCATCTTCTTGGCCTCATCGACGGGGGATGGATTGAATGATTCTAAGAGGTTGTGGAGAATGGATTCTTGTTGAAACAGAACAAACAAGTCGAAGTAGTGGTATTATTAGTAAATCCGATAATAAAGGCAAGTGCCTAAGTGCCAGTAAGGAATACGAATACTTGGTAGGTAATACGGTTTATTTTGATAATACAGGTACTAAGTATCAAATGATTGGAACTCTAACAGTAGTTCCATTTTCTAAGATATATGCTTACGAGGTGGAAGAATGAAGTTTGAAAAGGAATGGGAAAGAATTGCTAAGAAGATTTACAAGAACGCAGTAAATCATGGTTTCTGGAAAGAAGACCCAAATGACGGTGAACGCATGGCTTTAATCCATGCTGAAATCAGTGAAGCACTTGAAGCCCTTAGAGATGGAAATCCTTCATCAAGTAAGATTATGGAGTTTTCTTCTCTCGAAGAAGAATTAGCCGACGCTGTAATTCGTATTATGGATTATTCGTTTGGTAAAGATTTAGATGTAGCGGGTGCGATTATCGCTAAGATTGAATACAATCAAAGCCGTGAATATATGCATGGCAAATCGTTTTAAGGAGGAATAGAATATGAATAAAACAGTAAAAGATATGAAATGTGGATTCTGCGGGGCTACCGGCCATACCGCTAGAACATGTAAAGAAAAGAAAATACAAGCAGTTAAGGAAGAAAGAAAGGCTAAAAGAAAACAGGCTAAGAAATATTACTATTCCGAATCTAAAAGCCTTGCACCTCTTCTTGAGAAATTAACAGAAGAAGGAAAAACTGCATTATTAAATAATGGGTTTATGCGTAGCGCACATTTTTTGGTTCAAACAAAACCAGAAACTGCGATTCAAGAATTATTGATTGAGCCAATGATTCAAACTATTTCCACAAGAGCCAAAAGTGAAAAACGCAAGATTGAATTTAGTAGAGAACCTCATTTTAAAACAGTTGATAACAAAAACAAGTATTTGGATTATTTACTCACTGTTTCTTTTAAGGGACACAAAGCACCTATCAAGTGGCTAATTGAAGCAGAAGCCCCCAACCAAACTCATAAAGGCATTGAACAAGTGGAGGACTTTTTGGCTTCCGTTCCTAATGTTAATGAGTATCGTTTTATTGTAACGGATGGTTATTGGTATCATTTCTGCCTTCCTACCATTGATAGTGCATTAGAGTGGACAAGCATTACTATTGATGATAGTAGTTTTTGGCTGGATAATAAAGTGAGTGCTATGTTTTTGGATATTAAAGCACTAGACAGCATGAAACAAGCAGCACTATTTGGAAGCATCATGGGTGCGATACTGATATGGAACTACCTATTTTAAGGAGGAATAAGATATGATTATACATGGAAAAGAAGTAAAAGAAAAACTATTACAAGGAATTAATTTGGTTGCTGATACTGTATTGCCTACACTTGGGCCACAAGCAAAGACAGTAATTCTTCAAGGTAATCCACCTGTTATTATTAACGACGGTGTGACTATTACGAAGTATGTTTCACATGAAGACCCTTATGTTCAAATGGGTGTTCAAATGGTTCAAAACTTGGCAAGTAAAGCACAAGATAATTCCGGTGACGGAACAACAACTGCTTGTGTTATTGCAAGAGCATTGTGTGAACAAATCAATAACGCTGATGTTGCTAACCTTCACACTCTTTCTAAGGAATTGAAGGAAGCACAAGATATTGTTATTGAACATCTTGAAATGATGGCTTGTGATATTGGCGATGCTGATATTCTAAATGTTGCTACTATTGCGGCAAACAATGATAGTTATCTTGGTGGTCTAATTAGCACTGCTTTGGAAGGAGTTGGTCGTGATGGAATTATTACTGTTGAAGAGTCAAATAGCCATAGAACGAATATGGTTATTCGTAAAGGTTTGGAGATTGATGAAGGGTACTTAAGTCACCTAATGGCTAATGGTGAAGATGGGAAAACAACCTTCACTAATCCTCTAATCTTTACTTCTAATTTGGCTATGAAGAACTTTTCAGAAGTATTGCCAATGTTGGAAATGGCCGCAGTAGAAAAGCGACCAATGGTTCTATTCGTCAAAGGAATGGATGGTACTGCATTAAACAATATCATTATGAATATTCTACAAAAGACAATTGAAGTTGCTGTTGTCACCGCACCTAATTTTGGTGATGCTCAATTAGATGAACTTGGTGATATTGTTTCTATTGTTGGTGGTAGGCTCCATACAGATGAAAGTAAAGACGACCCCGAATTGGTGACTCTTGATGAACTTGGTAGTTGTGAGAAGATTATCATTACAAAGGAATCTACTACTATTATTGGAGGTAAATCTGCCGATGAACGAATCAATACTCTTAAGTCAGTATTTGATACAATTGATGATGATTTCGATAAGAAGCGTTTGAAGAAGCGCATCTCTCGGTTGAGTGGAGGTATTGCTACAATTCAAATTGGTGCATCTTCATCTCTTGAAATGCGTGAAAAGAAAGAACGATTAGATGATGCTCTAAATGCAACTAAGGCCGCTCTTGCTGAAGGTATTATTGTTGGTGGTGGATATGGTTTGCTAAATGCTAGAAAGAACCTAGCAATTGAAAAGACCGGACATAAGATTGTTTATGACGCTTTATCTGAACCTGCAGTTGTTTTACTGCGAAATGGTGGTCATAGTGATGAACCTTTCCCTGTATTCCAAAATGGAAACCCGCACTATGGTTATAATGCTCTTACTGAAAAGTATGAAGATTTGTTTGAAGCAGGGGTTATTGACCCCGTAAAGGTGACTAAGGGAAGTTTTAATGCGGCTATGTCAATTGCATCATTATTCTTGACTACTGAAGTTGCTGTGTTATTGGAGGAATAAATATGATTAAGTGTCCAAAGTGCGGTGAAGAAACAAATGCCCACTACATAAAAAATCATGGTATGTGTGTTGATTGTCTTTATGATTTAAAAGTGAGGCGATAAAATGAAAAAGAGAGCAGTGACAGTGACATTACCAGCACCACATAATGCTGAAATACCCTGCCCTATTTGTGAAGGAAACAAATGTAAGGTTTGTGGAATGAAAGGTAAGTTATCAATCAAAGTTGCACCGAAGATACCCATTCAACGAGCGCACATTATTAAATATGTTGTTGATAATATCCATGAAGTAGCAAATGAAATCACGAAGACCTATGGATTAGTTCCAGAAATGAATACTATTGAAGTAGTTAATGTTAATGATGGTCAGTATGAAGTAGTTCAAGTATCAAGCATTGGTGGTTCCTGTTGGATTGTTAATCGGCTAGATGAATTAGATACACCGAGATACTTCACTTCAAGAAAAGAATTGGATAAATTCAAACAGGGGTGGTTCAATGAGTGATGATTTTGAAACTAAAGGAACAATAGCAAGAAACTCAACAGATGAGATTCTTGTTAAAACAGGCGAGTATTACAATATCAAAGTCTTGGATATTCGTTGGCACTCAAACAATAAGCCAACAAGAAAAGGTATTCGTTTGAATATGGAAGAAGCAAAAATATTATTGAATATATTAAAGAGGGTTTTAGATGAGTGATTATCAAGAAAAAAGAATTGCGGAAGCACAAGCGAGAAAGTCTTTAAAGAAGGCAAATCCAAGAAGACAACATGGAAGTTCAAATGGTAATTCTGTTGCAAGATTCCAATACAAAGCAAGCGCATTAGTTGATAGGTTTGCATTATTTATTGAAGAACAAATGCTACAAGAACCAAATACAGGACAAGGATGCCGTGTTCAAACATATCATGTTGAAATGGCTTACTCAAAGTTTGAGAACTTAATTGATAAGTTTATGGAAGAAGAGAGAAACAGAATGTCCACTGTTAAGGCAGAACTAAAAAGAGCAAGTGGTGAAGAAGAATGAATTATGAAAAACATTGGCAAACAGATAAGTCTATGAATGTATGGGCTAAAGGAATTAGAAAGAAACTAGAAGGCCGATGGCTGGATGCTTTTAATCAGCAATTCGCAACAATGAGTAAAGCCAATCAATATACTAAGGCTACTTATGTAATGTATTGGGAAATTCAAACAGATGATGAGTTATCCAAGTATGCTATCTTTACCACTCAAGCAACACTACTAACCATGACTGATAAGTTCTTGGCAATTAATAAGACCCAAGAAGCAAATACTGTTCACATGATGAATGTAAATTTTGCTAGATTAATAGGTGGTCTTGATGAAGAAGAATGATTGGACATACTTAGCAAATGCTATGTGGTCTTATTCAGAAAAGAACGAAGGAAAGATAAGCAACCTTCTAAAAGAATTAATTATAAAAATAAACAAAGGAGAAGTGATTATAGATGACGATGACAAAAATGGCGAGATTAATGGAAGCGACAGAATTATTGACACCAACACGACAAGTAATAGTAATTTCGAAGGAACTGGAGAATTTTGAAGACAAGGCAACTTTCTTTGCTATTCTTTCACAGGAATACGAATCAAACAATATTGGTTTGGCAAAGGCGAAGAAATGGCTTACTAAGATGTATAACTGTTTTGATGATGAGATTGAACAAGAATACAACGCCCATGATGATTTGGGAGATGCTATTTATTATCTCGACCCATCGGCGGTGACACAAACAGAACACAGTCTTGCTACATTTTACAGAATCATTTCATTAGATTGTGGTGGGGTTGATTCGGAAGCATATAGAACAATTGATGCTTTCTTAGCAGACTTATCTGCTTTAGAAGCAAAATGGTTTATTCGTCATTGGTTAAAGACAACGAGGAATGGTTTGCGAGATGGAGTAGTAAAGAAGATTATTGCAAAGCATTTCAATAAAAAACTTGGTGTAGTTAAGAAGCACTGTAACTTCAATTCAATTAGAGATGTTGTTTCTTATTATGAGCGAGAAGAAATTCCACCTTGTAATTTAACACATGGTAAGTTCATTAAACCAATGCTTGCGAAAGAAGTACCTATGGCTAAGTGGCCGACAAATAGAATTGTTGATTACAAGTATGATGGTAATAGGTATCAAATCCATAAGAATGGAAATGATGTGATTATTTTTAATCGAAAGGGTAAAATAGTCACACCTCAATTTGCTGATGTTGCAGAACTGGTAAGTAAATATGAGGTTATGCAGGTGATTTTAGACGGTGAAATTTATCCAGTCAAAGACGACGGAACGCCCGATGAGCATAAGAAAATGGGTACGAGAGTGCATTCTAAGGACCATACGGAGGCCATGAATAGAGTGCCGGTACGGTGGGTTATCTTCGACTGTTTGAAGTGGGGAGAGCGCACGATTATGGACTTATCTTATTCTGACAGATTAGAGATTTTTAAATCAAATCCAGACCAAGCGCACCGAATGGATAAAGATGGAGATGTAATGGCTTTTTATCATCAAGCAATTAATGATGGCTTTGAAGGTATTATTGTCAAAGATGCATCTATGCCTTATGAAGCAGGTAAAAGAAGTACGGGTTGGGCTAAATACAAACCCCCACAAATTGAATTAGATGTGGTTATTCTTGCGGCTTCTTATGGTGAAGGTCGTAGGTCAAATGTATTCGGTACATTTGAAATCGGCGTAAAGTCCGACAATGGCTTTACTAACATTGGTTCTATTGGTACTGGCTTTTCAGATTTAGATTTAATTCGCTTGACAGGACAATTGAGAAAGATTGTTGAGAACTTCTCGAACGGAAGATACGAGTTCTTACCAAGAATTGTTTTAGAAGTTAAGGCTGATTTAGTTAGCACCGATGCAAAGGGTAATATTGGTTTGCGATTCCCTCGGATGAATAGAATCCGTGACGATAAGTTCGTAGCAGACATAAACACGATTGAAGATGTGGAGAGATTAATATGATAGAAGTAGGAAAATTAACAGTAATTGATTTTAAGACATATTCTTGTGTTAAGATTGATTCACAAGGATATGCACATTTGAAAGATATTACCACTACTCAAGGAAGACCAACTAAAATGCTGGCTAAGAGGGTTCCTTATTTTAAGGATGGAGAGTTTATTACACCCGAACCTGAACCTGTTGAAAAATACAAGATGAATACTACTTTCAGCCTTCGTAAGATTGCTAACAGTGAAACTGATTTATCAATCAGTCATGGTGCAATCCGACTATTGAAAGAATGGGCAGATACAGCAATAAGAAATATGGTTGCTAATGCTGAAAGGAATGCCATAATTCGTGGCAAAGAAACTATTGAAGCGGCGCATTTCTTTTGGTTGGAAACTAATATGCAAGTTGATGGATATTGGCCGGACAACAATGAATACGCAAAGAAGGAGGAATAATTATGTTTAGTAAAGATATGTTAATTGGAATAATGTTAGGACTGTCAAAAGTTGAAATTCATTTAGATAGAAGTGATAAGTCACAAATTGGCTATCGAGTCAGGCTAAGAGTTAATCTTAGAGCAACAGAAGCATTTCTAAAAGCAGTTGAAAGGGCTTTACTTCAACACCAAATAACAACAACTTATCGTGATAAAGAACATAGTAGTCGCCTTAAACCAATTCTTAGGATTGGTGGTATTAAGAACTTGTATAGACTTTGTGAACTTATTCCAGATAATCTACCGGATGCAAAGAAAGAATGGCTTGTATTTAGAGAAGCAGTTGACATTGTTGCTAATGACAGACACCTTCAATTAGAAGGACTTGAAAGACTCTTTGAACTCAAAGGTGTTGAGTAATGGGTTTTACAACAATGGAAACAAAAAGGCCGTTTCTTTTAACTGGAAAAACTGGAACAGGTAAATCCTTTAAGGCAAGGGAACTATTACCTAATGCTCCAATTTTCTATGCAAATGAAATGGGAATCAAAGATTTGGGTTCAATGTCAAAAGATGATGGAATAATCATAGAAGATATTCATCTTAAACCTAAGAAGGATGAAATTTTAAATGTCCTTAGAAAGTATAGAGGACAAGTTATTATTACTTCTATCAACGAAAAAAGCGTACCTAAAGACATTAAGGCTATGTGCCAAATAAAGAGAGCAGGTTCTAACAAATACTTGTTAGAGAACATTATGGAAATGGCCCCTCGTTCTTTAGAACCACTATCAATTGAACAAGATACTTACAGTTTAGTGTCAATGTATCTTAGAGAAACTGATAGAGATTTGATAGCAAAGATACTGAAACACAACAAACCAGCAGATACTCAAATACTTTCTTGGTTGGTAGAAAACCTACACCCAAATAAGATATTGTTCGTTGATGGAGTTGTTAAGCGAAGATGGTCACAGAATTACTTTTATGAAATGTTGGCATATGCACATGCTGGAAAACAATTTGGTCAAGTTAAAATGCCTAAGCGTGGAAAGTATTCACAGAAGCCAAAACTTATTAAAAGGGTAGGAATAAAAACCGGAGAAGAACGCCTACTTCGACAGTATTTAAAAGACGAAGAATTTGTCGAATATGCTAAGACAAAACTGAATAACGGAGAATGCCGTATTCTTGGTCTTGGTGAGAAAAGGCGAAGAAAGAAGACTGACCCTGTTAAGGTTCAGCAAAAAACACTGGGGGATTACCTATGAAGAATAAAAAGAATAAAGAAAGAATTAAAAAACTAATGAATGAATATGCAAAACCTATGACCACTTCTGAAATACTAACCTTGTTGAAGGAATCTCCTTCCATTTCGGGAAGAAGGCGTAGTGGTAAGGTAAAATACAAAAGAAACACAAGGTGGGATGTTCCAACAACAACACAACTAGGAATGATTATGCGCCCAATTGCAGAAAAACATGGCTTTTGTGAAGAAACAAGACAAACAATATGGAAATTAAAGGAGGAATATGAAAATGTTATGGACAGAAAAATACCGGCCCAATAAGATTGGTGAAATTGTAGGACAAGAACACTTTGTAATGGATGCAACTACTTGGATTGAAGAAGGAAATATGCCAAATGTTCTATTTTTTGGTAATGCTGGTACAGGTAAAACAGCCGCAGGTATCGCTTTAGCAAAAGGTATTCTTGGTGATAGTTTCAAAGATAACTTTGTTGAAGTAAATGCTTCGGATGATAGGAGACTTGAAGTTGTTAGAACTACAATCAAGACTATTGCTCAAAGTGGCACAATTGGCGATGCACCATTTAGAATTATCCTGCTGGATGAATTAGGCGGCATGACAATTGATGCTCAAAGTGCATTGAAACGAATGGCAGAAAGATACGCTAATAATGTTCGTTTCATTATTACTTGTAATGATAGAAGCAAGATTATTCATCCACTTCAAAGTCGGTGCGCTAACTATCATTTTAAGCCACTGAACAATGAAGTAATTTTAGAAGTAATCAAATCAATACTTCAAAAAGAGCAAGTAAATGTCTTTGCTGATGATGAATTGGCAACCTTCATATACGAGGTGGATGGTGACTTACGCAGGGCGATTACCGAGATACAGGCGGCTAAGTCTTCCGGTTTCTCATTATCGAAACAAATAGAATCATCTCACAAAGAATACAATGAAATACTAATTGAAATACTTAATAAAAATCCAAACAAAGCATTAACAGACCTACATAAACTTGTTTATGAGGGTCGTAGCGTAAAACAAATCTGTTTAGGTTTGCACAATGCTATTATTGCTTCGGCTGGCTTGGATAACACAACCAAGTATAAACTGTTAAGAACAGTAGGGGAAAGCGAATACCGTTCGACTACCATGACCCCTAAAGTGTTAATATCATGGATGGTTGGACATCTAATATAAAAAAGGAAGTGAAAATATGTTAAGCGAAAAAATGCAAAACGAATTGGAAAAGAGCGCACAATACCTGAGTATGACGGTAGAGGAAGCAACAGCGAAATATACGGAGATTTGTTCCGAAAACAATGTTGAACTGAATGACGATTTAGGAATCGGTCTTTGGCGAAACTTTGCGGCACAAGCAAAGCGTAGAGAAAAGCAAGGCGAAACAGCAAGCAGTGGAAGCAATTCTTTAGTTAAGAAGTGCTTTGGTTTCTTTATTGCTTTAGAAGCACCAAGAGATATGATGAGTTGGAATCGTAATCGAGCAAAAGAAGAATACAACCGTGATTCGGATAATGCTTTGAATGAGGGCCATGTAGCAATTGCTACTCAAAATGCTTTGGGTAAGTGGATGATTAGCCGTTATCATAATGGTGAATATCAAGAACGAATGGTTTCCGATTTGCCAACAGGTGCGGAAGAAATGCCAGATGGTGTAATGGTTATTCCTTTGGATAATACTAAAGCATACATGAATGGTGGAGAAAACCGTAATTATGGTAAGCCTTTGCCTTTGGAACAAATGCGACGAAGTGGTGTTTTCTATGGAAGTGTTGATGGTGCTGATATGAAGCCTTATCAATTTTCTTACAAGAATCAAGGTGGAGTAGAATTTATTCCCGATTGCTATGACTTTGTTCACTTTGTTGGTATTCCTTCAGAAGATGGAAACAGTCTTTATGGAATGACTATGACAACAAAGAACAGCCTTATCCGTAATGCTGATTTAGACCCAGAAAACTCAGACTATCGAGATATGGGTGATGTTGATTGGGTTAGTATTCTTAATGAAAACTTTGAAAGTCATATGGTTGAATTGGTTGAAATTGACCGAGCGCATATTACTCGACAAACTCTACCTGCAAAGGATAGGTTTGTAATTACAAGTGGTACTGTTTGTAATATGAATATGATGCCTACTTCAAACGGCAATCGTATTCTAAACATTACTGATTTGAATGCTGAATTTGATTATGATAATGAGTCAAATATGACTACTTGTTGGATTCCCGAACATCTAAATATTGACTTCGGTATTGGTTCAACTATTGTTGTAATTGGTCGAACTTCTCAACGATTGGTTGATGGCGTTGCTGACCCAGTGACTATCAATGTTTCTTCGGTTCTTGTGACTGAAAAGCGTGGTTCTCCCGTTGAAGTGGATGCCCCTGTTGAAGAATCATTTGATTGGTTCTGAAAGTAAAATACTTTGTGCGTGTGTAATCTAATTCCAATGAATGTAGGTCGAATGGGTGCGAAGCCCATCCTAAAAGGAGGAAAAAAAATGAATGATATAATTGAAAATAAGTTCATTCTAAAAGGAGAAAGTTATATTGCAGATTTGCAAAAGGTTGATTTTCTCACTTGGAATGAGAACGATAAGATAGCAGAAACTTATTTTGTTAAGTTCCACATTGGAACAAAAGAAACGAGGTTTGTCTGTTCATCAAAGAAAGAATTACTCGGCATCATTAAAGCATGGTGTCAAGCAAATGGTAAAAATGTAGATATAAATGAAAATGATATAGGTGATTGGCTTGCTAGGGACTAAGAAAGAAAAAACGAATTTTAAAGAATTGATGGCTCAAAAAAGAGCGCAACGAAAAGCACGAATGGTATTAGGTATTTGGGGAGAACCCAAGACCGGAAAAACCGGAATTGCATTGGACTTCCCCGATAAGAATATTTATGTTCTTGATTGGGATAGAGGTGTTGAATCAACTTGGTTTGAACACCATGATGCAACAGAACGAATCAATGTATATTGTCCTATTGTAATGCGAAAGGATAACATTATGGATATTGACAAGAGCGAACAAAACTCTCTTGACTTCATTAACTTTGCTAAAGAACAAATGGAAGCAGGTGAAGACATTGTATTCGTTATGGATGGTGTTGATACTTGGCTTGATAGTTGTATTCTAAAGGTTAATCCTAACCCAAGAGTTGTGACAAAGATTATGCCGTTTCAGTATGGTAATAGAAACAAGACTTTCTATTTCCTATTGGAAGCAATTTACCAATTGAATTGTGATGTAATTTACATTACTCACGAAACAGAAAAGTATGTTGATAATACCCCTGTTGGTGTTCAACCTGCTTGGAAAGATTGGGGCGGAAAACTTGAACAAGAGATTTACTGCTCAAAGAAGAAGGTAAAGAACGAGTTGCATTTTACTGCTGAATTGATTGGTTCACGAACCAACGGTAATTTGGTAGGAAATAAATGGACTGTGCGAGAAGGAACTCCCCCTAATATTCAATGGAACGGTGTTCCTGAATTAAGGGAGGGTAAGATTTGAAATTCGTAGTAAATAACAAAAGCATGGAGAAAGCATTGACAGACATTCAAGGTAAAGGAAAGTATATCGGAAATGGTGGACTTGGTTCATCAAAGATGGGAACTTACTTTTACATGAGTCTTCAAGGCAATACTCTTGAAATTTGGAATGGTGATTTGACCTTTAGTATGAACATTACATTAGAGGTCGTTGGCATTACAAACGGTGCTTTTATTGGTGATGCTGGACTAATAATCCCATACCTCAAAAAGTTCGGAGATGATGTTAGTTTTGAGATTGGTGACTTTCTGAAACTTTCGTCGGGAAGTAAAGTTGCTTCTTTGCCTATGATTGTAAATCATCCAAACATGACGGCAATCACCCGCATTAGTGAAATGGTTAAGCACATTTCTTATGAAGAGGAATTAGATAAACTATGGTCTTTTGGTTCTTCTAAGTTTGAAGGGGCGTTTAAATTAAGTAGCGATGTTTTTGATGAAGCAATCAGTCTTTGTGAATTAGTTAAGAGTGGAGTATTCAAGTTGAACTTTGAAGAAGGTGAACTAACCTTCTCAAGCACAGCAAATGTTTCTAACAAATATGAAGAGAAGATTGAAGTGGAATCACATATCGGTGAAGCGGCGACATTAGAATACTCCGGCCCATTACACAGATTCTTTGAGAAAGGACAAGAACTTAACTTTTATGTTAAAGATGAGTTCCCTTTGCTCATTGTAGCCAACGACAGAAAAATATTGAAAGCACCATATACTGGTGGTAATTAAAATGATAATTAGTAAATGCATAGATGAAAAACACATATACACAGCATGGAGAGAAAACGGAGAACGCAAATTCAAACTGGAAGCATTTGAACCATACTTCTTTATTGAAGATGATGAATTTGAATTTAATCAGTATTCCGCAAGTAGGCATATAAAGCGACCATTCAAATATGAAAAGGGCGATTGGGTTTCTTTGAAAGGGAAACCATTGAAGAAAGTTATTGTTGAACAAGCCAATGATATTTACAAGGCTCGTAAAATGTTTGGTAAAACTTACGAAGCAGATGTACCTTTTGGTTTTAGATATGCTATTGATAAGTTAGACGAACTACCCGAATTTAAACTGCGAAAGTGGTATTGGGATATGGAATGGCAACAAGGTGGAGAACACCATGATGAAATTACTGTCATAGTTGTTTATGATAATTATGATAAAAAATATTATCAATGGGTATGGTTTCCTAAAGGATTAGAACCTAATATTACTGACCATCAGGTTTCGGGTAAAACTATACATGAGTTTCAAACTAAGTGGTTTAATACTGAAAAAGAAATGATTGAATCATTTATTCGAGTTATGGTAGACAAAGACCCAGATATGTTAATTGCATGGTTTGGCCTTAAATTCGATTTACCTAAACTACTTGAAAGGTGTTGTGCGTTGGGGATTAATCCCATGCTCATGTCACCAATTAACCGCATAGAAGGCGTAAAGAAGGCTGGTAATGGCTTTGTTTTCTCTAAGGGTGAAATCGGGTTCTCTCCCATACAACAGCCGTTAGGGGGCCGCATAACCCTCAATTTAGACCTTGCTTTTGAGCGTCAGTGGAATGATTCACAAAGAGGAACATTACCCTCAATGAGTCTTGAATATGTTTCACAGACTTTATTCGGTGAAGGTAAATCAAAAGAAACTAAGTTTGAAGACCCGAATGAATTTTATCGCAGGGGTTGGCTTGAAGACACAGAAGCGTATTTGAAATATGCTTTAATAGATGTTGAATTGCTTGTAAGAATAGATGAAACAAACTTTTGTAGTGAGGCTATTATTGCATTACAAAGATTACTTAAAGCACCCTTTGAAGCGTGTTTTTATGCAAGTCATATGGGTTCTATTTACTTTATGCGTCATGCAGATTGGATTTGTAAGACTGGAAGTAAAGTGGATAAAAGAGAAGAATACGAAGGTGCTATGATTTACGACCCGCTTAGTGAAGGAACAAACGGACTACATCTTAAAGTAGCCGCTTTTGATTTTGCTGGATTGTACCCATCAATGATGATTGCTCGCAATATTTCATGGGAAACTAAAAGTGAAGAACCTACTGAATTTGGTTGTGATATTGCTACACCAAGAGACTTTAGCGAAGCGACAAGAACTCATATGCTTTACTACAAAACAGATAAATTAGGCTTGTTGCCAAGAGCAGTTCTTGAATTGAAAGAGTTGCGAAATGAATATAAGCGACTTATGCGAGATGCAAGGGAAGCCGGAGATGATTTAGAAGCAGTTAAGTGGCATAACAATCAAATGGCTGTAAAGCGTTTAATGGCATCTTTTTATGGCATTGTTGCCTTTCAAGGATTTGGTTGGGCTGATGTTAATTTGGCCGCAAGCATTACAGCAAGCGCAAGAGAAGCAATTAGATTAGCGGCATTCAAAGCAAAGGAGATGAAAATATGAAATGTATAAAACCAATAAAACATAACCCTCAATTTGAGGCGAGGATTCACTGTAAATTGTGTGAAGCCGAAAGAATAATAAAAGAAATAACAGGTGAAGAAGAATGAAATTAATTGAAAGATGGATATTAGAAGCGATGGCAACTTTCAAAGGAGAATTTACTCTCGATGAAATTAGAGGTGCAATAGTCGCAAAGAAAGGAAATAGCCTTTACATTGGAAATCGAACGCAGTTTGCACACTATTGTAAAAGACATGCTAGAAGGGTTTCCGATGGAACTTACAGGAGGAAATAAAATGACACGATTAAATAGTAATATGAAAAGGTGGATTGAACAAGCAATTGTTAATGAGCCGGAGCCATTTACGGCAAAGGTAATCCACCAAAAAGTAATAGACATGAGAACAAAGAACAGTCATTTCATTACTAACGCTTGGTCTGTTGGGTTCTATCTAAATCAAATTTGTAATACCGAAAGGATTGGAAAAGAAAACAAATACTGGAGGAAGAAAGATGAGAACTAAATTTGTGACTGTAAAGGTATCTTATGATACCGAAGAGACTTGGGAATTGACTATACAAGAAGTAAAGGAAATTCTCCAGATGATGAACAATTTAAAGCGTAATGCTATCATTGTTGAAATTGAACAAGGTGTTAATAATGATGATGGACAAAACGAATGAACTGCTAGAAGAATTGCTGGCTATGATAGCAAAATCAAACAAGATATTAATGATGGTAAATATCGTGAACATAGCAACCATTATAACAATAGTGACGGTGATACTATGAAAGAAATAGGAATGAAACAAATGGAAAAGAAAATTAAGATGCTAGAAGCGGAGATTGAATCCTTGTATAAGGAGAATGAACATCTTGTTAAGATGTATAAAGCAATCCAAGAATTACAAGAACAACATGACGCTCCGGCTTCTAAGTTCACTTATTACTTGGGTTGATAATATGAATAAATATATATTAGATTTAACAGAACACGGTCTTCGACACAGTGGAGCATGGATTAAAATCAAAAAATGGATAGTAAGTTGTTTCCTACTACCTGAAATTAAGCGACCCGATTTAACAAAACTACCAAAACTACCCAGTAAAAATATGAAATATATGCAGTGGAGAATAGACGCATATAATGAACATCAAGAAAAGTTGCTAAAAGAAAAAGAGCAATCAGTTTGGGAGAGAAGTGGATGAAGGTAGTTTATGGGCATACAGATTCAATCTATGTTCAAATAGATTCTGTTGAAACAGCACAGAAGGCTATTAAAGAAATAGAGTCTTCTGTTAGAGAACACTTCCCTAATGTGATGGGTTTAGAGCAACACCCCGTAGTGCTGGAATTTGAAAAGTATTACTCCGCATTAGGTGTAGGAACAACAAAAAACAGAAACGCAGGTATGATTACTTGGGATGATGGAGAATGGTTAGATAAACCTAAGTTCACAATGACTGGCTTTACTGCCAAAAGAGTGAGCGAAACTCCTTTTGCTAAAGAGATACAAACAGGAGTATTGAAGAAGTGGGTTAATCAAGAATCCATAGAAAAGATAAACGCTTCTTTGTTTGCTATCTATTCATCAGTGTTGAAAAAAGAAATACCAATTTCTTCTTTAGTAAAGAGAAGTAGATTGAAAAGTGAAAGATTTACTGTTAAGTGTAATGAATGCAATTCAAAGTATGGATTGTATGAATGCTTGGATATTAAATGGTGTTCAAGGTGCGGCACTGAAACAAGTAAGTTTGTGACTTTACAAGGAAAACGACCAAGTGTGGGTTCGGGAATTGCTGGCGTTTTATACGCTCATCAAAAATTAAATATGACATTTGACGATTCATATTTATTTCTCAAAGTTAATCATAACGATACCTTTATCAACCCACTAACGAAGGAACAAAAGTCGGTGGAATACATTTCCGGCACAACCTATGAAGACTTCAATAATTATGAACCGGATTGGGAACACTACGCACAACAGGTCTTGAAAAAGGCTGAACCGATTTATCGAGCGATGAATTGGGACTTATCAAGCATAAGAACAGGAAAAATACAGAAAAAATTGGATGAGTGGTTTTAAATGAATGACGATGAAAAATATGAAGCGGTGATTTCCGCTATGAGCGAATTTACCTATGATTGGAAGCCGGAGAATTATGATGACCCGTCTAAGCCTATCTTGAAAATAACCAAGTCTTCTCTTGGCTCTTTTGATTGGTGCAATAAAAAGTATGACTTTTCTTATATCCAGCGTTTGCCTCAAGACCAAAGCGAGGCTATGCGTAAAGGTACAGTTTTACACAACCATAGAGAAGACTTTTTCAATGAGTTTGATATTAAGAAGGCAGAAAGTATGAGTGCTAGTGAAATTGAAGAGTATGTAGTTGCTTTAACACCCGTTGATGAATACTATGATATTTCACTAAACATAGCATCGTTTGAAACAAACAGGTATTTGGAAGCCCGAACAGAAAATAAGACAGAAGAATATCTACCTGTCTGTAATGAAGGTAAATTTGATGCGGAAATAACCATTCCTCAAGGCCCATACAAGGGTGATGCTTCACTTGGGTATGAACCTTTTACTTTGCAAAGGGATTATAAGATTCATATTCAAGGAATCATTGATAGAATCTTCCTAGAAAACGGTGGCTATGTTCCTTTTGAATTTAAAACAGGTCCGTGGAAAGATTATAAAGCAGGAATGATGCGTAAAGAGATGGCTTTTTATCAATTGCTTATCGAAAACGCAGAACCCGAAGTCTTGATTAAGAATGGTCTTGACCCGAACATACCTGTAACTCATTGGGGTTGGTATTATCCTGTATCAAACTATGTCTTTGCACAGGAAGTTAAAAAGAGGTCAATGACTTCTGTTATGTATAGCATAGCAAAATTACTAAGGGCTTATGAAATGAAGCAATTTCCTACTAAATTCTATTATAAGACTTGTTCTTTTTGTAGTTTCTTTGGGATTTGTGATGCGGCACAAGAAGACACATGGGTTTGATATTATGTCTGACAATATGTATAAAATTGCAGAAGACGCTATAACTATTCTATTACATCTTGGTAGATATGACGATGATGTAAAGGGATATGCAGAAGCCCTTCTAAATAGATTCGAGGCGATTAAATATGAACAGTGAGATAATCAAATTAAAAGTATTAGCAAGGTCTTGGACATTCTCAGAAATATCTAATCTCAAACAAACCATAGACTCGCTCGCTAATGAAATTTATAGCGAGTCGAAACTCAGTGAGAGATTTGACTTAATCCGAGAAATAAAAATAAACGAAGGTTTCGTTGGGCATACATTTGAAGATGTTATGCGAAATGCAATAAAAACAAAACTCTCCGGTGAAATTGCCGGAGTAATTAGAATAATGCTGAACACAGCAACAGTTGATTTTGGAGGTAATGAAAATGAAATATCCGAGGGAAGTATGGGCGGGGAGCCACATAAAGAACGCACCGCAAATGAAAAGAAAAGTAGTCTTATCGAGGAATGATTATGCCGAGTTCGTTAATGCTCAAAACAATAGAACAAATGTATATACAACAGTCTATGATTTTGAGCACTTTTCGGAAAGGGCTAAAATTGATTCGTCTGTAATATTAGATAGAATCTTTTTAGATTTTGATGCTCATGGCGAAAAGATTGAGAAAGCATATCGAGATGTTAAAGTAGTTATGGAAATGGTACTAGAACAAGAATTTGAATATACATTATTTTTCTCAGGTCGTGGTTTTCATATGTTTATTTTCGGAGAACCCGCAGAAGATATGAGAAGTATTCAATTCTTTTTTAGGGAAATAAAAAACTATTTAATTTCTAAAGTTGGTAAAGACATTACTCTTGATGATAGGGTAGGACAATCAACAAGATTGAGAAGAGTACCTAATACTGTAAATATGTCTTCATCAGATGAGAACGGTAATCCTTATTATTGCATACCTTTGCTTGAAGAAGACCTATCAAATGATGTAAGCCATATTCTTTCTTTAGCATCAAGTATGCGCCTTATCCCTTTCCAAAAGGGTGGCAAAAACAGGGTCAAGTTTCCCATCGCACCCCCTATTGAAGCGGTTGCAGGTGAGATTTCTGTACCCGAATACAGTGGTAAATTACCAATACTACCTTGTTTGCATAGTGCTATCATGGTAGAGAATCCCTCGCATATGGCAAGAGCATACCTTGTTTCTTGGTATAGAGACTTATTGACACAAAGAAGAAAATTAATAACAACAGAAGAAAAACAAAAAGTATTGAATATAATTGTAAATGAAATTAAAGAGTTAGTAGAAAACAATGAAGAAATTTGGTTAGACTGGAATGAACATGAAACAAGAAAACATGCACGATTTACAGTATTTGGTAATTATAAAACACCATTCTGTAAAACTGTGCTAATCCCCGATGGGTATTGCGTGGGGAAGTGTTGGCGATACCCGACCTTTTTAGACAAGGAGGACTAATATGTTAATTATAGACAGTAGAGAAAAAGAAGGCTCTAGGCTAGTTAAACTAGTTGAGAGCAAAGCGAAAGCCCTTAATATCCAATGTGAAAAGAAGTGGCTTGAAATAGGCGATTATGTTTTTGATGATGTTTGTTTTGAAGCAAAATCAACGACTGATTTCTTGGGTTCAGTAATCAGTAAAAGACTTTGGACACAGATAGACAACATGGATAGACACTACAAAACAAATGTAGTTATTATTTACGGTACAATTGAAGAGGCTATCTTTAATGTAAAGAAATACTCAAAGTCAAATATACAAGAACCTGCAAGAAGCATAATGTTAAATAATAAATTCTTAGGAGCAGTGGGAAGAATTACATTAGATACAGATGTAAAGGCTTTTTGGGTTCCAACAGAAGAAGAAGCATCCTTAATCATTACTGCAATATGCAAAATGAAACCAATACAAAGAGATGTTATACGGCCAGAAGTATTTAAAAGAGTAACTACTGATGATTTAAGACTTGATGTTCTCACAAGTATTAAAGGAGTATCAATTAAAAAAGCCAAACTCTTAATTAAAGAATATGGTTCCATTATGGAAATAGGAGAACAAACAGAAGAGGAATTGCAGTACCTCGATGGAGTGGGTCAAGTATTGGCTTCACGAATTTTAAATACTCTAAATTCTGAAAAGAAGGTGAAAATATGAATAATGAATATGATGAAGAATATGAAAATGAAATCTTTGAAGACTATCAACAAGCAAGTGCTGTCTTCCAACAAAACTTACCGGCGGTTGTTCGGCAGTTTCAAAAGTCAGCGATGGATATTTCGCACTTTAATGAAACACCTGCTGTAATTAGTTTCTTTACTATTCTAGGACAATTATGTAAAGACTTTATTGCTGTTCCCTTTGAAGAGGAATACGAAGATTCAAGAATTCACTTCTTGCATATTCAAACTTCAGGTACAGGTAAAACGACTTTATCTAACTTCGTACAACCGATAGCAAGAGCAGTTTTTGAAAAGATAAATGAAAAGAATAAACACCCATATAATATGAATACGGAAGTTCCGCTACTTGATGAGAATGGAAATGTGCAAAAGGATGCTGATGGTAATCCTCTCACTCATTACGAAAGAAAGAAGTTTGATGTGTTTTCTGTTCAAGTAGCAACATCAGCCGCACTTGTTGGGCATTATGCACTTCAAGATGAAATGGAGACAGATGATAATGGAAACTCTCGCCTTACAGGAAAGAAGGTTTCAGTTAAAATGACTGGTGCTTTAGAAGGTAGTGGATTGGCTCACTGGGATGAATTCGAGCGTTCCGGTATCTTTAGCCCTAATTCACATCAAGTAGACATGGTTGTATTTTTGAATACTATGTTGAACACATTACATGGAGAATCTTGGGTAATGAAGAAACAATTGAAAGAAGGGGATATTGTGGAAACCTATGGAGAGCGTTCTGTTTTGGCTATGACTTATCCACCTACTGAATTGAACAGGATTATGACTGAAACTGGATTGCTTCAAAGAATGCTTTGTTATATTCGAGAAGTTCCTGAAGCAGTTCAACACAACATACGAAAGAAGAAAATCAAAAAGTTTGGTAAGTTTAAGGATAGACAAGGCCCAATGGATAAGTTCTCAAAAGAGTTTATTAAAATGTATGACTTGGTTCAAGAAAGATATGAAGAAATGTTAAAGGAAGGAAAGTCTGAGATTGAAACCAAGTGTACTATGATGGAATATACTGATGCCGCTAGTGATTTGTTAGATTTGGAATATGAAAACATGGTTGGTTATATTAACGATTGTGGGTTGTTTGTAAGAGAGGTAGCAAACCTCTTTATTAACCGTTTGTATATTACAACATCAAAGTTAGCAGTATTGTGTGCAGTTGCTCAAGCACCTTATATTAAAAACAAAGAGGCTAGGTTTGTAGTTTCGGGTCAAAATGTTAGGCAAGCAGGGGCCATTACCCGACAATGTTATATGTCATTGGTAGAATGGCTTGAGCGTAGCCTAAAGGAGCGTCGAATGGCTTCGCCATTGTTCAATGCAAAGCCATTTAAAGATAAATACGAAGAGATGGCTAAAAAGACAGAAGACAACTGGGTTAATAGAAAACTGTATATTGCTGAAATGTGTAAAGTAATACAGAAGTCTAACTCACAGACAAATTTAATCTTTAAAGATAAGGTACAAATGAACTTTGAAATAAAGAAGATTGGAAAATCAAATTACATTAAACTAAAGGAAGTGAATAAATGAAGTACGAAAATACATATGTCGTTTTTGACATAACGAAAGGCCCGAAGGTAATAATTGAAACATTAGATACTTATGGTGATGAAGGTTGGGAATGTTGCAGTATGCTATCCGTAGCAAACACAAACATTGTAGCATTCCTTAAGCGTAGAATTGGCGGAGAAGAACCTGTCGATGAAGAAAGCGCAAAGATTTCAAAACTTTGGTCTAACGGTTCGTGATTTCTATGTCTGTTTTAGCACTGGATATTGAAACAAAAAACATGTCACATGAGATTGGCGGCTTTGGTAATACCCACATGTTTCAAGTATCAACAGTTGCAACTTGGGATGGAAATACTGGAACTGTTTATGTTGATGAGCCAGTTGATTCTTTCGCAAAGAGTGGACACATTGTAAAATCACTACAACAATTAAAGTATGATTTAGACGAACACTTTCAAAAGGGTGGACAATTACTCGGACATAATATTGTAGCGTTTGATTTACCTATCTTGAGAGATTCAATGGATATATATTGCATTCATAAGTATTTGAATGACAAACAATACATTGACACAAGTAAGGATTTACTCAAAGGACACGGAGAAAGATTCCAACTAAAGAACTTAGTTAAATGTACTATGGATGATGCAAAACTTATGGATAGTGCAGATGCACCTAAGTTATGGAAAATGGGAAGATATGACGAAGTAGTAGAATATTGTATGAAAGATACTCAATTGGTCTATGACCTTTGGGGATATGGTAAAGAGAATGGCATTGTAAAAGCCTTCTCAATTGAAAAGGAAGAATTTATAGATTTGGGAGTTGATTGGTAATGTCCACCGCAGAATGGTTTGGCCTGTTTATTTTCTTAATTGTAGTATCGTTGCTATTCTTTGCAGCATTTGGTGGTTCTAATATCACTGAAAAAAGCGTTGAAGAATACATCGCTCGACTACTTGGTGAAGATAATCAAGGCGAGCAAAAATGAGTTTAAAACAAACTTGTAAGTATTGCGGAGAGAGTACGCTTGCGAAGCGTATCTTGGGTTTTTATGTTGGTTCAAGTGACCAAACAAAACTTTGGGAATGTAGAGAGTGTAATGGTATTTGGAGTGTAGAAACTAAAATAGCGGGTCGGCCCTAACGGGTCGGCTCGTCTTTTTTTATGCAAAAATTTTTGAATTTTTTTGCTTAATAGTTATACCTATTACCTACCAATTCAGGAACCCACCAAAGCCCTATCAAATAAATAACACCAATAAGAATCACTGCAACATCTAATAATCTTTCTTTAGTTATCATTGTACTCTAATAAATCAAGGCAAAATCAAAACAACATCAAAAACAACATTGCCACTTCCGGCACTATTTACTGCTGTAAAATCTACTTCAAATATTGCCATATCTCCCGGATTTCCAGAAGGATTAATGCTAAAAACAGGAGCAAAATTAATTGCTGTTCCAGTATTAGGGGTTATCCCAGTAACTAATCCAGCAAAATTATCTATTGTATTTACTGTCCAAGAAATAGAAGTGGCTGTTCCTGTCATTTGTCCATTAAACTCAAATGTGGATGTGAAACCTGCTCGGACTTCAATTGGTTTCCCATCCAACGCCCTATCATGCTGAACACCATAAATAGAATCAGTTAAGGTAACTTTACTGTCCCCAAAATTACTCGTACCATTACCTACATTATCTTCACTATAAAGACCCGAAGGAGGGCTAGGGCTGGCTCCACTTATTTGAGAATAAGGGTTAATTATAATTACTCCCATATCAAACCCTCTTTCCGTATAAAGTTACTTTTAATCCTTTGCCTTTTGTTGAACCGCCTACTTGGTCTATATCAAAGGTAATTAAAGAATTATCGGCTAAATTAGTGTCGCTTATTACAGCCGCACTTGCAGCAGTTTCCGAAGTGTTTTCAGAAGCATCAATTGATAATTTAGTAGAAAGAATAGTTGTTCCATTTTCATTTATATCAACAATGATAGTTGCTCCTACGGGGGCAGTATTTACACTTGCTTTAACTTTAGATAATGTCATAGCATAAGGCATATGAAATGAAGCCTTTCCTGTTCCAGTAGCCAAATCTGTTGATTCATCGGATAAAGAAACAATAATTATTTCTTCAACACCTAGAAGAATTACTTCATCCGAATGAGTATCAGCAGTAAAGACGGCTCTTTTACTTGCTCCGCCACCATTTTTTACGGCTATTTCAATAGTTTTATCATTCCCAGTATTAGATAAATAAATATCGCCGCTATTATGTTCAGTAATTGTGAACTGTAAAGCAGGGCCAACTTGTAATCCACCAACAACTTTTAAATCACTATTATCATATTGAAGACCTGTTTCTCCTTGAAAACCGTCAGTACCAGTAGCAGTTAATATATAATTATTAACACCGTTAGACATAAAATCAGATACATCTACTGCAATATCCGAACCAATTGTAATTCCTGTTCCTCCAGCAATAAAGGATAATCCAGCACCACCATCCGTTTTCAAAAGAGTATTGGCCGCACCATCAGCAATAGGCCAGTTAAGACCGTCAAGAACAATCTTACCATTTCCATTTGGGGTAATGTTAATATCAGCATTTGTAATAGTAGAAACAATATCAATACTATCTGCATCTCCTGTAATACTACCAACCTCAGTATAAACATTAGAACTAGCATAAGCGATGCTCAAACCATTTTCTTCTTTATTTGTAGTAAAGAACTGAATTAACCTACTACCCGCAGAAGTAGCCGATGAATATTCAATCATAGCAACGATAGTATCGCCAAGTTTAAAATCAGCCACGACATTTGGTGCTGTTGGTGTTCTAAGATATAAATTATTTACAGTTTCACCGACTTCTCTTCCATCGGCAACAACTAGCAAATGATAGCCTTTATCTAAAGTGCTAAGGTCTGTGTCTGCAAAGGTTTTGGTATTTACTGAATGATACATTCCATTTCTTAATATTTTACCTGCATCAACTATTATATTACCACCAGTTTGATTAATGTCAAAATCTGCACCGGTTTTAACAACAATGTTTCCAGAAGACATTTGATTTAATGCTTTAATTAAACCTGTGTGCGGAAAGTCCGCTTCATCTGTTATTACTGCTAAAGAGCCACCTGTTCCCATTTGAGAAATTTTATGTATGTTTTCTGTATCTACCATCTTACTCCACCTCTAACATTAAAAATATTTCTAATTGTTCGTTTGACGCAAAGGGGCCAACGCCTTCAAATGCTACTCTTGATAACATTTCATCAGTTGAACCATCGTTTCCTCCGAAACTTGCTTCACGAATAACTTTACCTGTAATGTTTGCACCTTCAACCATTATTTTAATTTCAACTACATTGTCGCCGGAGCGTGTTGCGACATATTGTGAAGTAGTGACACCTAAAGGAACATCTAATGTGGTTGCGGCTGGACTTGTTGAATTACCACCTAATCCAACATCACCTTCTGCATTTGCGTGATTTGCTAAAGTTAAAATATAGGCCGCAAGTTTATCTCGTAATAGGTCAGTTATCAAAATTCTTCCTCCACTAAGTCTGTATAGGTGATTGTGGCCCCACCTGTGAATCCAAGTGGTGCTGTTCCTGTATTTAATGCTGTCGTGAATCCAAGTGTTATTGAACCCGTTGTTGCTCGTTTGCGAACTAATAGTCTAATTGGTTTAATTTTAACAGTTTCTAAGAAACCAAGCGCAGTTGATTGCTCATTATTTTTAGTATTCTGTAATGTCTGAGCAGTATCAACATCAACAGTAAGTTCGGAAAATCTATCTTCTAACTGCTTACTGTATTTTCCTAATTCTAATTCAAGTAAGCCAGTCATTAAGTGAGTAATTTCTAAAATAATATATTGGTTTCTAGGAATATTTTCTTGTTTAACTTCAACATTAACAACATCACCAACCTTTATTTGGCTTATATTATTATGTCCTACTTTAATTCTAAGTTTTTTATTGTCGCTTTTATGTAGAATAAGAAGTTCCTTTGCTCTCGTATCAACTTCTTCTTGAGTCGTTAGTTTTCTTTCAAATACCTTGAGTGTTTTTCTTCCTACCTTTTTTACGCTTCTTAGGTCTTGTTTCTTAGATTTGTGGGATTTACCATTGACTATGATTTCATTGTATTCTTCAAAGGTACTATCCAATACTTCGTATTCATATATTCTAATGTCGCCATTATCACTAATCAGTAAATCATTGTAGAATCCAGACGAGTCCTTTGGTTTTATTTCAAGGGTTTCATTCTTTTGCGTTAAAGTCTGTTCTTTCTTTCTTAACAAGAAGTTGATTGCTTCAAAGATACTGATGCCGTCAAAGTTAGGAGCAACGAAAAGAGGATAGGTTTCTTTTGTAATAGTAAATGGTGTGTCTTGTTCTTCAAGTAATTCTTCTATGAGGTCGTCTGCTTCTTGACAAATACTAACAACAGAACCAATCATGGCTCTTTTTGAATTAGTATCAATCGGTGACTCTCCGCCAACTGTAATTGAAGTTATTTCTGAAACGGAAATAACTCCCTTTGTTTCTTTAATTGAAGACAAAGTAATAAATTTCTGGTAAGTAGAAATATTAGTGTAAGTCAATTCACTAGAAAATACGCTATCACCATCACTAATACAATATTTGCTATCTTTATTTTCTAATAAAGTATCTAAGGAAGAAGTAGTCACAATAGTTTCGGTATCGGAAGATAAGTTTTCAATATCAACTGCTACATACATAGAAAGAATTCCTTCATTATCTCCTTCTAAATCTCTATCCCCTTTAGCATTCTGTAATTGATATGAGTTTATATTAGAATACATTTTATCTTCATATGGCATTTTAGTATATGCAGAAGAGAGCGTATTTAATTGTATTTTATTGGGGCTAAAATCATATGTGCAAGTATGATTAGGTTGAAGAATACGGAAATGGTCAGAAGTTAATGCTCTATCGGTGACGATAATATGCCTTCCTGTGCCACTGTTATTATATGCGTGGTCTATTTCATGAGAAATAACATAGGCCAAAATAGCAGGATTGACATTGTTTAGCCCCTTTGTTGCATTCATGGCTACATCTCCTTGTGTACCATCAACCTCACTATAAACTCCTTGAGTTGATGCTAAATAAGTACCTGTTAAATCAACAAATTTTAACCATGTATATTGTCCAGTTTCTTCAAAACCATATCTATAAATATCCGATGCACCAATGGCTTTATCTGTGGAAATATAATTATCACCTGTGACTACTTTTAGTTTAGGTTTAAATGCAAGCATTACACCATCGGCAGTTCTTGAGTAAGTAATGTTAGAAGAAGATTCATTTGTTTCTTTGTTGGCAAATTTCTCATTTAGAGCGTAGCCTAGAATACTTAATTTTGTTCCCGTATTATCTTCAAACTTTGTAATGCCTGTAATATGTGCTCCTACCATACCCGAAGCCGCTAATGAACTTCCATCTTCTATTGAAAATCTATCTAAGAATACAGGCAGCCAAGATTTAAGATAAAGTTGATTATTTGCGGCGGCTCCACCTGCTCCAAAAGTTCCAATACCATCAATTATTTTTAGCAAATGAGAAGGATGATGTGAAGCAACATCGCTTACACTTCCTAAAGGAGTACCTGCGTGTAAATCAATAGGTGCATAGGTATTGTGTTGTTTTGTTGCATCACTAGAAGCATTTCCTAAAGTGGAGCCATATTTAGTATTAAATTCTTCTGTATTAGCATGACCACTACCCCCACTACCACCATATCCATCACTCGTACCGCCAGCGTTTTCTGCATGATTTATTACTGCACTTCTAAGCATATGTATTTCTTTGTCAAATGCAACAAATGTATCAGTAGAACCATGACCCATAAGATGTGATTTAAATTCATCATCAGCAACAGTGACTTTTAATCCAGCACCAGAGAAGTATGCATTTCCCTTTGTTTTATATGCGGCATCTGATGTGGTTATTACTGTATCTGAACCAACTGTTGCACTTGAGCCAACAGTCCCAATATATCTACCTTCATCATCTAAAATGTAGTCGCCATTAGCGATTGTAATAGTACCGCTCATTGTGATTGTGCTTCCGCTTATACTCGCTATTGTTCCTAAGTTATCTATATTCAAGTGAGGATAAAAGAATCTAGGAAGGGTTTTATTACCATCGGGAGGATTTTCTGGGTCAAATTGATTAAATGCCCAATCAAAACAAAGTTCTGTTAGTCGCATCATTCCAAATCTAGTTAAACTAGACAGTGTTTTTTCGCTAGAGAGAATAGATGAAGAAGAATAATTTCCATCTTTAAAGGAAATTGTTTTTGTATTTACTCCTGTATTGTCCTTAGCATCCGAGTTTTCAATCACAGAAGCATCAGTTAATGCTAAAATATTATATTTAGAAATATCTCTAGTTTGTCCAGAATACAATAGGCTATCCTTTCTTGTCGAAGAATACGGTCTTAGGTCTGAATTAACAAACAAAAACATTCTTGCGACTTTTGGGTCAGGTTGTTTTAAAATATCTTGAGTGACATACGGGGATTTTAATTCACTTGTGCTTGTATATGGGTCTGGTGGTAGAAGATATATTTCATAAGAGCCCGATGCTTTATGAATTAAAGTATCAAAGAACTTAGAACCACTTGGCGGAACATATCCTCTAGTTTGTAATAAGGTATGTGGTCTTGCAACATTATCCATTTTATCTACGCCGGTTATGTTATTGACTATGCCACTATCAATGTAAAATGCTGGATTGAATTTATATGTAGAAGCATAATAGGGTATCTTTGCAACTATGCTTTCATAATAATTAAGGTCGGCAAATGCAGCATAGTTGGTCTTCTTTGGTGTATTGTGGCTAACAATTCCTTTTTCCATATTAATTATTCTATAATATTGGCTACCTGCTCTATCTGATAAAGTTAAGGCAAAGGTTCCAGAATTAAAGTAAGTAGGAAAATCTAATACATTGTAGGCTCCATCATCACTTGAAGATGCGCTTCTGCTTGGGTGTAATGGTGCTATAACTTTACCACCATGTAAGTGTGCGCCATTTAATAAAGAAAGTTCATGTGTTAATTTATTTGTTTCATTGGTGGTAGAATCACCAGCAAGAGTAGAAATTGCTGAACCATTATCAGCCGCAGACAAGTCCCTATCTACATAAATTCTTATATTGGTGTTTCCTCCAAAATAATTGGCTTGAACTATTTTTCCAACAAAGGCTGTTCCTATGTATAATGGCTTTCCATGAAAGTTTCTTGCGGCTACGGCAGTAGATAAAACAGTAGTAGTTTGGGTGACAACATATCTATCTCCTGCGCTAACTGCCGCAGTTAATGTACCCAAAGAAGTTAAAGTAGTATCTTGTGTATTTGCAAAATTAACATCAACTCTTCCTAATGTTAATGGAATGTGTGGAGCAATTTCAATAACTTGGTTTCCTTCGACTTCTTGAACGGAAAGAATGTTAAAATCAATGAGTGTATTAACTGTGTCGAAAGTTGAATATGATTTACTTGAAGCATTATCATCTAACCTTGCTTGGAAAAGATTGTCCGATTTTATGTTCTTCGCTTCACTTAAGTAATATCCTCTTGATTTTGGATTGGTAGTATTTATAGAAGATGGTGGAAGAGAAACAATTTCTTCTCCATTAACTAATGTAGTGCCACTTTCAAAGAAAAGACCTTTATTTGCAGTACCATAAAGACTAGTAGCAGAAGAAACAAATGCATTAGAAGATAGTGCTTTATTGAATACAGTATATTTAGTTGATGTTTTATACGCCGCTTTAGCACTAACTTCCCCTTTACAGGTAGTAGTAAATGAAAAGGAAGTTCCTGTTCCACCGGATGACACTTCTCCGAGATATACCATTGAACCGCTATTTGTCTTAGCAAATATTTTATCCCCAGTGACTAATGTAGTGCTACCGCTTAAAGTTAAAGTATTATTTGTAAAGACAGTTGTTGCGTTTGTTCCTAATGCTGTGACTTTGTTATATGGGCTGTCCGTTGAATATACAATATCCTTTGAAAATAATGCATTTTTTTCTATAATTGGGTCAAGTAATTCTTTGAGTTTATCAGCACCATTAATGCTCATAACAGTAGCCCCTCCATCAATCTTTTCTTGTTTGAGGTTTGTAATCCTACCATTCAGTTTTTCATTGTAAATCATATATTGTCCAGTCATTTTGTCTAATGCTGTCTTAGTATCATAACCTTGATTAAATAGAGATATAGTCAATAATCCAGTTTGAGAAACATACGAAGTGACTGTTGCTTCTAATTGGGAGAACTCATTACTGATTAAAGAAACAGATAAACTGTCTTGCCTACCATCAATCATTCTCATACCTGTCAAAAGAGTACCATCTGTTGTATTCCATGCTCTTCTGTAAATTATTGTGTCTTCTGCAATACTTGTTAAAGAAGTTGAATGGGAAAAAGAGGCTTCCGTTTCCAAACGACTATATTTCCTAAATCTAATTGAGGATGCAAAAATATCAAGAGCAATCATAACTCTTGAGTTAATCAAAACTTCATCCCCAGCATTAATATAATCTCTTAAATCAACAGAAGTTTTGATAGCGTATAAAGATTGATTACTAACATTTTCAGAAGTAAATGAATCTATCGTTGCTCCGAAAGAAACCCAATCATTAAAGTCACCTCTATGAATCATCTGCCTTATCCGCAAGGCATCATAGTTGTTTATTTTCTTTGATAGGATACGATAAGGGTCGGAGATTTGTAAATCAACATAACTCGCTTTATCACCAATAGATTCTTGAACTTCTAAATCAATAACATTAATATTAGAATTGTTTTTGGTCGGGGAATAATCATAATGTAAATATCTTTTTGGTCCTCTTGTGACATAAACACCTGTTGAAGTCACATTGTCATCTGTATCTCTTACAGCATTAGGAGCAAACAAATCATAATCAGCATCGTTTTGTGTTGCTAATGTAATACCTTCGTTGCTAACATAAGTTGCTATTGCATCCTTAGTTCTAAGAACATCTGTTATAGAAGCATTTAAAGAATACTTACTGTAATCTATTACTTTCTGTGCATAATCTGTAACTGTCACAAATGTGACTTTTTCTGCACCATCCATCGTGACGCTAGAACCATCACCAAATTTTTCCATTCTAGCAAAGTATTTTGTATTGTGGTCTAATTGATTCTTTTTATCTAACGAATCATTAACAAACCAAAAGTGGGGTCTTGCCACTTGTAATGTATTCTGCAATTCTAATTTAATACCTGCTGAAAAAGCAACCCCTTTAGAAGAAATTGCTGGTCCTTTGAATAACTTGAACTTAGTTCCTTGTGCTATTTCGTTTCCTAACTTTGGTTCAAAATCAAAAGAATCTCCTAATGCATCGCTCGTTTTAATTTCTGTAATTCTAGCAAAGTGGTGTTTAAGATGGTTGTCGGAATGAACTAAAACAAAGTAGTAGTAATCATCTATTGTAGATGCTATGGATGATAAGTCCTTTCCCACTGAAGAAACAGTATCGAAACAATGAATGTTGAATCCTTTTGTTACTGATAGATTTTCATATTCTGCTTGTAATGTAGCACTACTCACTATTTCATTTATGACAGTTTCTTCGCTATCATCTGTGTATATAGCGGAATATAATACATCCGTTCCTGCACTAAATGTTGATTGTGTAGTCATTTTGGGATTTGTAGGCACATCAAAATTATATGCGCTAGTGGAGCCAGTTGCGAATAAATCTAAACTCATAAGTCCACCTCTTCAAATCTAAAGTAAAATAATGTATCGTTGTAATTAGGATGCAAAGAATTAATAGATGGGAACCTTCTACGAATAACAGATGTTAAACACATCTCATGCATTTCCCCCATAAATTGTTTATTTGTAAATGCTGAATCTACTCCTGTTGCACCACCACCCGTTGCACCAATAAATAAATCTTCATCCTCAAATGAAAATGTGCCAGACTGTGCGTGAGTTCCAGTCTTAACCAATAAACCATTAAGGTAGATATTTAATTCTTTAGCAGTTTCATCATAGGTGCAAGCGATATGAAATGAATTTTCAACATAGGTTGGGTCGAGATAAGTGCGCTTAAAAATTTGAGTTGTATTTGGCAAATCCCCTTCATAATTAGCAAACAGCGTGAGGGTATTAGCCGAGGCACTGACGCTAGCCACAGTGCCAATAGAGGTGTATGTAAAGCCATTTCTGACGAAGAGTTCTTGACCTCTTTGTGCGGGTGCGTTGGCATCAGTTGAAAAGGTCGTGACTGGCAAGACATTACTACCCGAAGAAAAGCCACTTCCCCGTATAGCAGTGCATAATTCATATTCTACTCTTCCTTCCTCATTTAATCCAGTAGCCGTTAATTCACCTATACTTGAATAAACCCAAGACCTTGTATTAGTTGGAAGAATAACAGGAGCAGTGGTCAAAAATTCTTGAACTGCCCCATTACTCAATTTAATACCAACTAGAATATGATATTCTGCTGGTTGATTGTGAGTACGAACTGTTCCATTTTTTAAAGAAATATAGAAATTAGTGCTGGAAAAAATTCTCATTTCGTGCGAAACTCTATTTGAGCCAGATAAATATAGATTACTTTGGTAGTTGGTCAAGGTGCTTTCATTTACATTATTAGGCATAATTTTCTTTGATGCAGTTAATGTTCTTCCGTCCAATTCTAAATCGGAAGCCCCGTTAATATCATAAGGAGTCACAATAGCCTCAAAAGTAAAGTCACCGCTATGTGACCAAACACCATAACCAATATCATCTGCTGAATTTGGAACATTATCTGAGTAATCAATCTTAACAAATCCGTTGCACATAACAGGGAACACTAATGCTCTTTGTTTTCCTGTTAATACATCGTACATTTAATCACCTCAAGGAACAACGCTGGCAACTTCAAATTCTAAAGTAAAAGATAAATCAAATGCTTCTGCTTCAAAATTGGTTGTAAAACTTCTAACGAATCCTGTGAGTCCTAAATCAGTTGAAGTGTCTGGAAATGTTGAAAATGGAGTGGGAACACCTTTATTATCTTTTGAATTTGCACCACCCCTTGAGCCAAATGTCAGTGGAATCAGAACACCCGTACTTCTATCATTTGTATCTATTCCTGCTCTTGCCGCATAGTTGCTATCAACAAATGATGGCATTAAAATAACTAATTCAGAAAAGGCTTGGTTTTTAGCAAAACCTGTCGAATCAACACCCGCCGCTATCATTTGAGCAACTTCGTGCGCTGTAAATGTTAATGTGGTATTTACTCCACCAATTGTTTTGGTAATTGAAGTATCAGTAATTGTACCGCTTAAAGAAATACCCTTCGTTGCCATTCCTAAATCCAAAGCCGCAGTAATTGATTCACCTGCCGCTACACCGGATAATGGAACAGGGAATGCTGGAATTGTTTTAGTCACACTAATTCCAACACTTGAAACATCTAAAGGAATAGTATTAACTGATAAGTTAGTACCTTTATATGCTTGAGTTTTTAAATATACATAAGTCATATTATCATCTCAGTGTTCTTGTGGCCCCAGTTCGGTTCATCTTATTGTTAATCATGTTTCCTAACTCATTAGCAATACGACGCATTTCTGCTTTGGAAGTATCTTTGGCGTTAATTGTAATATGTATGTTAGTATTTCCTACCATGTTTTTTGATTGAGCATTACTGAATACCTTATCGCCTCTATTTAATCTAACTAGTTCTGGCCCTAATTCTCCCACTAATGCCATTCCTCCCCTCGAAGTTCCGCCGTTAGCAAACTTTGGTAATGCACTTAACATTCCACTTTTATATGAATCTCTAATTGTTTGTTCGATTCCTTTTTCTGTAAAACTCTTTTTGATAGCATTATACTTATCCCTTCCTGCTTGGACTTTTTCTTTAACTTTTTCTCCTGTAAGGAAGTTATACAGTTTCATGGCTAAATCTATTATTTTCTCGGCTGTTGTTTTCATCCAAGCCCTTGCTTTTTCTTTCTTTTCTCCGAAACTATAAAAGTCTTTGAGGATTTGATATGCTTCTATAACTTTATCAACAATTCCATCTTTGATATAAATAATAGCATTATAAGCATCGTTGAATACTGTATATACCATATTAAATATGTCATATATTGTATCTTCTATGTTTTGGTAATAGTCACCAAACTTATTATCTAACCATCTAGCCACCGTATAAAGTGCGGCTAGAATAACAACACCTAATAATATTGGCAACGCAAATGTGGCGGCAATAGATAAGGCAACACCAATTAAGAATTGCACGACAATTAGACCAACCACGACCAAAGCAACCTTCATTAATATTCCCATAACCTGTTTTCTAAATGCAGGGTCTTTGTAGAATTTATACACGGCATCCATTAATAGTTCAAAACCTGCGACTAATGCTAGGAAAGCCATCTTTGCTAAGACTTTACCCGTTTTAATTAAAAGAACAATTCCTTTATCAACAAACACAGTCAAATGGTCAAGGGCTTTTTGATAGTCACCTGATATGAATGCGCTTATTGCTTTCCATCCAGTTTTTATGAAATCAAATGCTAACTTTCCTAATTCTTTAATTTCATCTATAACTCCAAATTCTTGTAATATTGCATAGTATCTTTTCATAAACATTAGTATAACAAAGAAACCTGCTATTGCTAACATTCCCATAATCAAATACTTAAATACTAAAGAGAATATAGGTTGTAATTTTTCGATTATTTTATACATTTTGGTTCTAAATTTTTTAGCACCTGAAGACATTGGATTAACGGCAGAATAAATAGCCTTTGCCGATTTGGTGACAACTAATAATGGTGCTAATAACATTTTAGCATTCTTGAGATTTTCTTTTACTCCACCGTAAATGGCCGAACCTGCATCTCTTTTTGCTGTTTTAAGCGCAGAAGATTGGTCTTTTCGCATACTTTTTCTTTCACTTCTTCCAGCAAAAAATTGACCGATTCTTCCTTTTCCTTGTAGTTTTGATAATTTCTTTGCCTCTTTAATCCTATTTTTATCATAAGCATATGCTAACTTTGCTTGTTTTATTAAGGTTTGTTCTTCTTTGAGAACTAATTTATTTCTTTGTTTAAAGAAACCAATAGAACGAGCCATAGCCTTTTCTTCGCTTCCTGTCGCTAACAATACTTGTTGATATGCTGCTGTGCTTTTTAACGCTTCTATATTTGCTTCTTCAACATCATCAATAACTGATGCTAAATTATCATGAACTTTCGCACTTTCGTTTGCTATCTGTATTTGCGCCTTCATCGCTTTATTGATTTTATTTGTTTCTATGGCTAAGGTCATAGCACTTAAAGCGTTTTGACTATATAGGTCTTCTAAATCCGATAATTCTTGTTGTAATTCAATGGTTTTTATTTTAGCCTTTGCATTAATGTCGAGTTGCTTGGATAATCTATCTTCTAGTTCTGCTTTATCACCTTGCATTGTCAATAAATTTTTTTCATTTTTAGTGACAGCACTCATAATTTTATTTAGTTTTTTATACCCTTTTATTTTTTCTATCGTCTGCTGTGCTTCTTTGTCCATCGCCTTTGCGTTGGCTTTGGAACGATTTTCAAAACCTGCTAAAATAGAAAGATATGCTCTTAATTGATTCTGTACCTTCCATAAAGGAGTACCTGAAACTAAACGACTAAATGTAGTCCAAGCCTTACTTGCGCCATCTGTACCGGCGGCTACTTCTGTAATTTTCTTAGTAAAGCCTTTAAACTCTATACCTGCTTTTATTGTACCAGAACGAAGAGAATTTAAGTCATTAATAACATCGGTCAATTCATCTGGCACGACTCTTCCTCTCCATATCTTTTTGCATCTTATCCATTTCTTCTGCTTTTAATGTTTCAAAAGTAATGTGTACCGATAACAAGTCTTTTACTAATGATACTGGCATTTTATATATTTCGAGAGGGCTTATGGCTAGGGCTTTAGATAAAGAATAAACGGTAATTAAAGATATTGTTTTAGGGTCTGCTTCTTTACCCTTTACAGCATCTCTAATTATTCGTTTTTTTCTTCATCCTCCTGCATCATCGCCATTGGATTAGGCAGGATTTCTTTTAACTGATTCCCGACATACGGACTTAATCGCAGCATATCGAGTGTGGAAAGTGATGGTTCAGTCTTTTCAATAAAATTTTCCACCATGTATCTATACATGGCTTGCAAATCAATATCAAAAGATTGAGTTCTTTGGTCAATCTTCATAACTGAATTTAAGGCTTTCTCGGCTTCAAGCCAAGTGGGTTCCTTTACCCAAACCTTAAGGTATTCTTCTGTATTAGGAGCCACTTTAACAAAGTGTTCCGTCGCTTCTGTAAGTGCAAATAGCGCACTCTTATCCGATATAATTTTTTTATTATTCAACATATTATCCACCTTCAAAACCAACAAACAAACAAACGGTGTTGGTGGAATATGATTACTCTAATTTAGATTCCGTTTTTGGAGTCACCTTTGGAGTATCTTTCTTAGCGGGTTTCTTCTTAGAAGCCGCCTTTTTCTTAGCAATTTTAGCAAGATATTTTTCGTGATATGAAACCATTTAAATCATCCCTGTAATACCCAATGAGTTGTAGTAGTGCAATTTGTTAAAGTTCTTGGCATAAGAGTTGCTTCGACTGTAATTGCTGATTTATCTTCGGGAACAGTCCAAGTGTTAGCACTCGTAAAGTAATCATCAAAGGCTAAAGTAAATGATTCTCCACTGTCTTTTGTAAATACTAAATCAATAGATTGGGTAGCATCGTTATTTTCATCTTGGTTTAGTAATTCAGTAAATAGTTTATCATCTGTCACAAGAGCAGTAAGAGCAATTTCATAAGTTCTTTGTGCAGGAATACCTTCTTTGATGCTTTTATTACCAGCACCAATGAATCTCTTATCCATTAGATTGTTGTTGATTGTTAAAGTAAAGTTTGTAATCTTTAAGAATTGTTGTCCATAAACGCTAATAGTTCCATCCGAAAAGAAGAATGGTTCTAAGTGTGTTGGTTCTGCTGTAAAGTTAAATAATCCAGAATTAGCAGTTTGTCCACCTCTTGATTCATAGCCGGTGCTTGGGCTTGCTAATGCTTGGGGAATAGGAGTCACTGCTCTTGTATTCAAATCTAAAGTCATTTTAACTTCTTCATTTTCATTAGCGGTCATTGTCAAAGTATTGACCCGATTTCCTCTTGCTATACGAACAAAGTTAATGTCTTCTGCATCGGCATCTTCGTCTGTTTGGAAGTTATTTGCTACATCTTTTGTTAATGAATACTCAAGAGCAAATGATGGCAAATGTGCGCCATTTGTTTCTTCAAACTTGTATGTAATGTATTGGCCTGTTGCCGCAACCGGATAAGTAGCAGAATCTAAATCAGCAACGGTATCATCAACAGTAAAAAGCAAAGGAGGAATAATATGGTTTTCTCCATAACTTGCCTGTCCAACACGATAAATAAACGGACCTTCATCAACATGAGAAGTATTCGAGGTTCCGTGAAAATACAACTTATGTGCGGCTGTTCCTGTGTGATAATTGGTTGGATGGTTTGAAGCAGAAGTTCCACCACCAAAACTTAATTCGGTACACTTGCCTAAAGCATAATAAAGCCAAGTGACTTGATTACAAACCAATGCAAGATTACCACCGGATGCAGTTTCAATACCTTTGTATTGGTGGGTAAAGTTTCGAGTACCACCAAGAGAAAGATTTAGTTGTTTCATTTCAACTTCAATATTTGGGAATGAAGCAGTTTCAATCAAACCTAACCAATTGTCAGCATGAAGTCTTGTTTTACCTGTTCCGTCATTATCTGAATCGGGAGCAGGACAAGGTGAACCATATGCTCTTAAAACAAATTCATCATCAGCAGTGACAACTGCCGCACCCGTAGCAGGTGTAATTGTAAAGGTATCATGGTCATTCGCAGTAATTGTGTGAGAAGAAGTATAGACACCGTTATCGTACCAATCTAAGGTACAACCAACATAAAGATTAGGAACTAATTGGACATGCGCTAAGTCTGCTTGAACGAGTTGTATTTGAGTTGTGCTCGTTGTTTCTGCTTTGAAGAAAAAGTCCAATTCTGGAACTAAAGTCATCGTTGCGCCGCTACCTAAAAATATACTGCTGTTTTCTACTGCCATGTTATCCTCTCCTTTCCTTTACAAACTTACTAAGGGAGTGTTAATGCGAATCTTTTTGTTTCTACTGTTAATTTATAGCCGAATAAACGCTTACTACGGTCATTACTTTCACTTCTTGAACCTACGAATATTTGATTGAATTTAGAACCATCACTCGCTGTATATCCTGTTCGGCTACGCTCAAGTGCATGACGAGCGACCAAGTATAAAGCCCTTAGCCTATCCCTACCAAAGTTGGCATCAGTGCCAGCCCTTTCATCGTGAATGGTTCGTATATGCATAGTAAATGAATATGTTTCATTTCTAACATCAAAGTTAGTAGTAGGGTATTCTATGTTTTGAGAATCTTCAAAGAAGATGATAACATCTTTTGCAGTTAAATCGTATCTAACACCTTTATTCTTTTGTAGTGTTCTTACATCTACAAAGTTAGGAATAGCAACATGGTCTGCTGTAATTGTTCCGGCTTGCTGTAAAGTAGTCGCAGAAGACGACCAATTACTGCTAACTAAATCTATGAGAAGGCTGACTTCATCCATGAATTAACCTCCGCTCTTATTGCTTTAGAATATGCTTTTGAAAATCTTTCTTCTGCATTCTGCATAACTTCTGCATCGCTTAAAGATATATCTATTCCTAAAATTTCAGAAAGTTCTTGCGTTGCTAATTGTCTTTCTTTTTCTATTTCTAAGAACTTTTTAAATTCTTTTATTTGAGTTAAAGTAACTAAGTTGTCCATCACAAACCACCCGAACTTATTCTGCTTGGTCTTTCTCGGATATTCGATTGTCTTTGCTGTTGTCTTTGGTTTATTCCGCCTTTTAGTCTTGCTATTTCGGCTTCTCTTCTTTTTCTTGCTTTTTCACTGAGACTCAAACCAAATTGTTCTGTTCTACTTAGTGGAGAACCATCAACAGGTGGATTTGCTACTTGACCAACTTTTCTTTGAAGTTGTTGTCTAACTTCCGGTGATAGTTCTTCTTTTTCTGGTGTCTTTGGTAGTGGAACTTGTTTGACTTCATTCCTTTGAAGTTTTTGTTTAACTTTCGGTGATAAATTTTTCGGTAAAGGTACTGTTTCTTGTTCTAATGGTCTTGATATTTGTTGTTGGGTCGGTTGTTGGCTTGTTTGTTTGGGCAAAGGAACTGATTCTCGCATTTGTTCTAGTAGTTGTTGTTGTTGTGTTTTTTGTGGTTTTTGTGGTAAAGCAACTGTTTTTGTTTCTTTAGGGGGTTGTTCTTTTTCTGGTAGTGATACTTGTTGTCTCAAATTTCTTTGCCTGTTTCTTTCTTGCATTTCTTCCCTACTTAGTTGAGTGTCTACTTTAGGTAAAGGAGTTTGATTTCTCAAATTTCTTTGTTTATTTTGTTCTGCTCTTTCTTGGGGAGTTAATCGACTATCGGGTAATTTAACATTTTGTTGTGGTTGTCTTTGTTGTGGTTGTCTTTGTTGTGGTTGTCTTTGTTGTGGTTGTCTTTGTTGCTGTTGTTGAGTTTGTTGTGGTTG